TTATACAACTAGAGATTTTCAACAAATAAGAAACGAATTAATCAATTTTACAAAGACGTATTATCCTGATTTAGTTGATAATTTTAACGACGCTTCTGTTTTTTCAGCACTTTTAGATTTAAATGCTGCGGTATCAGACAACTTACAGTTTAATATTGATAGAAGTATTCAGGAGACAGTTTTACAATATGCTCAACAAAAATCTTCAATTTATAATATTGCTAGAACTTACGGGTTAAAGATACCTGGACAAAGACCTTCAGTTGCTTTGGTTGATTTTTCAATCACTGTTCCGGCTTTTGGAGATAAAGAAGATATTAGATATTGTGGTATTTTAAGAAGAGGTTCTCAAGTGTTAGGTGCTGGTCAAATTTTTGAAAATGTGTATGATATTGATTTTGCTTCACCTGTAAATGCTGAAGGATTTCCGAACAGATTAAAAATACCAAATTTTGACGCTAATAATAAACTTTTAAATTATACTATTGTTAAAAGAGATACAGTAGTTAATGGTCAAACAAAAGTTTATAAAAAAGTTATTACATCAAATGATGTTAAACCATTTTATGAGTTATTCTTACCTGAAAAAAATGTTTTAGGTGTTACAAGTGTACTTTTAAAAGACGGTACTCAATATGCCAATGTACCAAGTTCTCAAGAGTTTATAGGTCTTGATAATAGATGGTATGAAGTTAAAGCTTTAGCTGAAAATAGAGTTTTTGTTGAAGACCCTACTAAGGTATCGGATAGTCCTGGTATTAAAGTTGGAAAATACATTGAAACAAGTACTAAATTTATGTCAGAATTCACACCTGAAGGATTTTGTAAAATGACTTTTGGTGGTGGTAGTCAATCTGCTGATGAACAATTAAGGGAGTTTGCTAGAAATGGATACAAATTGAATTTGTACAAATATTCAAATAATTTTGCTTTAGGGTCAACATTAAAGGCGAATACCACATTATTTGTTCAGTATAGAGTTGGTGGTGGAGTATCCTCAAACTTAGGTGTTAATGTTATTACTCAAATAGGGAATGTTTCATTTTATGTTAATGGACCATCGGCAAATATTAATAATGTAACAATTAATTCACTTCGTTGTACAAATGTTACAGCGGCAATAGGTGGAGCGAATAACCCAACAATAGAAGAAGTTAGAAATTTAGTATCATTTAATTTTGCTGCTCAAGACAGAGCGGTTACTGTAAATGATTATGATTCTATTATAAGAACAATGCCTTCACAGTTTGGGGCACCTGCGAAAGTTGCGATAACTGAAGATAATAATAAAATTAGAGTAAAAATGTTGTCATATGATAACAATGGTACTCTAACTGAAGTTATATCAAACACCTTAAAAAGTAATGTTGCAAATTACTTGTCTAACTATAGAATGATTAATGATTATATCTCAATTGAAAGTGCTAACGTTATTGATTTGGCGTTAAACATTGATGTTGTTTTAAATAATAGTCAAAATCAGGGAGCGGTAATATCACAATTAATTAGTATTGTTAGTACTTTCTTTGACTCTGGTATAAGAGACATGGGTGAGAATGTATACATCTCTGATTTGAGACGTTTAGTACAAGATGAAAATGGTGTGATTTCCGTTTCAGATATTCAAGTGTTTAATAAAGTTGGTGGTCAATATTCATCATCTCAAACATCACAATCATACTCTGATAATACGACAAAACAAATCCAATTGGTTGATGATACAATTTTTGCTCAACCGACACAAATTTATCAAGTAAGATTCGCAACCAAAGATATTACAATTAGAGTTAAAAATCTTACTACAGTTAACTTTTCTTGATAATTTATTTTAGAAATTTTTATCTTATCTTTTTTAAAAATTTCAAATAAACTATTTATGAAAAAACGTTAAATGTCAGATTCATATAGAATAAGAACACAAGTAGGTGTTGACAAATCAGTTAGAGTACAATTAGACCAAGATTTTGAGTCTTTACAAATCTTATCTTTAAAGATTTTACAGAGTGACATTTATACCCGACAATGCTCTGATTATGGGGTAGTCGTTGGTAGGGTTACAGTTAACAATGGTTTAGGTATACCAAATGCGAAAATTTCGGTTTTCATACCTCTTGATGATACCGACTCAAATAATCCAATTATTTCCACATTATATCCGTATAAAACTTTGTCTGAATTAAATGAAGATGGTTTTAGATATAATTTACTACCATATCAGAAACAACATAGTGGACACAACCCAACGGGTACATTATTTACTCGTGAGGATGTATTAACTAACCCTTCGTTTATTGAAGTTTACGACAAGTATTACAAGTATAATTGTCAAACAAATGAGAGTGGCGACTATATGATTTTTGGAGTACCAATTGGTAGTCAAACTATTCATTTAGATATTGATTTATCTGATATTGGTGAATTTTCGTTGTCACCACAAGATTTAATTCGTACAAGTAATGCTACTGAAGGACAAGTAAATGGTGTACAATTTAAAAGTTCTAGTAATTTAAGTGAGTTACCTCAAATTTTAACAGTTAATAGAACTATTGAAGTTGAACCACTTTGGGGTCAACCTGAAATTTGTAATTTAGGTATTACACGAACAGATTTTGACGTTTTAGAAGAGTTTGGAATTAAAATAGAACCATGTGCAATTTTTATAGGGTCTATTTTTTCAAATAGTGATGAAGATGTTCAAAAACAAAATTGTAAAGTTGAGAAAAATTTGGGTGATAAATGTTCTTTAATAAACGGTCCTGGACAAATTTTAGCTATTAGACAAACTATTAATAATGACATAAATGGAAGACCAATATTAGAAACATATACATTAGAAGAAGGTGGTAATTGTATAGATGAAAATGGGGCTTGGTTGATAAATGTACCTATGAATTTAGAATACGTCTATACCAACGAATATGGTGAAAAAACTATTTCTAATGATTCTAAATTGGGATTACCAACAAAAGGAAAGTACAGGTTTAAAATAAAATGGTCACAACCACCAAACTTATCAGATTCAGTTAGAAGAGCTTATTTTTTAGTACCAAATATTAAAGAGTGGGGATGGGATGGACAAGAAGTTCCATTTTTAGATGGTTATACAGACCCAACATATCTTGGAAATTTTTTTGTTACAAGTTGTAATCCTCCAAATTCAAATGATTTTCAGAATGCTTTTTATAAAAGAGCAAAGGCTTCATATGCGTTTAGTTTGGATTGGTTAGATTATGGAGAAAAAAGTAGTAATGGTAATTTAACAAGTGTTGGACAACAAATGGTCCAAGAAGCCGTAGAATGTGAAGATAGATTTTATGAAATGTCGTATAACAAAGTATATTCGGTATCACAACTTATATCTGAATATGGTAAAGGCCCTGCTAACAAAAGATATATTGCAATTAAAGAAGTCACCAGCACTGATTGTCTCGGTGCTGTAAATACTCCACCTGCTACAGATGTTCAATACAGACCAAGCGCTTTATATGGTTTAGCGAGTTATTTTTTAAGATTATTTTCTATAATAATATTTGTATTAGTAATAGTTTATCATATTGTAAAAGTATTTCTATTAATAATTTTAGCAATCGTTATTTTTTTCCAAGAGGTTGTTTGTTTACTTGCTGACATATCTTTTTTAGGTATATCTCCATTTACTTTTTTAAATAGTGCGTGTGAAAAATTAACTAAATTAAGGAATGATTTAGAAGATATAGTTATTGATGGTGGTACTATAAATTTACCACTTTATTTACCTGGTGAATGTGAGTTTTGTGATTGTTCAGTTTCGGATTCAACAGGTGAAACTAATTCTTCAAATGTTCCTGGTCTTAGTGGTGTTGCTGATGATATAAATAATACTAACGTATCATGTTTGTCTAAATTTTATGAGCAAATTACATTTGAAAATTGCTCAACAGATTACCCAATTTTATTATCGGGTAAACAATCACAAAATGATGGAAGTCCAACTGCACATGCACCAATATTACAAATGAACGGTAATTATGAGGCTTACTTTACTTCTAGTTTAACAATACCTGAAAGACTTAATTTATTTAATACTAAAGCAAAATACTTTGATGATAGTGCGGATAATCCTGGCGGAGGATGGAATAGAATTAAAGTTTCATTTGATGTAAACCAAAATGACCCTATAACTCAATGGCACTTAGACAATGTTATGGCATTAGTTATAAATCCAAGTTGTAATTTAGATTTGACAATTGGAAATCTACTTTCGTTTCAAAATTTAACACAATCCGATGACCCAAATTTATATGAAGGGCCATTAAATTCTTACGGTAATAATTCTGTTACAGGTACCCCGATAGGTAATCTTGTATCTATCGGTAGTACAGAATATTATCAAAGTAATATTAATTTGACTTGGGCACAAACAAATGGTTTAGGTAATACCTCAACGTCTTACGTTATTAATCAAGAAACAAACGACATTGATTTTTTAAGATTCCCAACTGATGTTGAATACTTCCAAGTTATACATACATCAACAGTACAGGACTTTATTAATAATAGTTACCCTACAAATACAAATTCATTTGCAAATAGATTTTTAAATAATTCTAATTTGATTGTTAAATTAGAAGATTCCCAAATACTTGGAGTACCCAACAATGAAACAAAATTTACAGTAGATACATCATGTGCCACTGATTTTTTAAATCAAATTGTTGTTTTTGTAGTTCGTGGAGTTGACCCTCACTCTTCAAGAGTGGATTGTCAACTTGATTTAAGTCGATTATATGGATTTAACACTGATTTCACAACAACTTGGGATGGTACATTTACAATACAGGCTAATCTAAAGTTAAATATCCCAATACAAGGAAGTTTTAAAAACGTGAAACATAATCCTTTGTTAGATAATACTACTTTAGACATTTATAGTGGAATTCATTTATTTTACGATTCTTTCCATTTCCAACCGGATACGAGTTTATTCCAAAATTACCAAACTAATTATCCTTATTTTTATTCTAAAATAGATAATGATAATACTGCTGGTTCGCCTTTTCAAGCAAGTGTCTCATCACCAAATGGTTTAAAAATTATTGGCACAAACGGTTTCTCAAAAGAGTTATATTATTTGGCTCAATCTACCCCTGACATTTGGACAACAACTCCACCACCATCATCCTCACCATCTCCTGATTTACAATATAATTATCCAAATACGACTAGAAATAGAGGATATTATTTAAATGAAATAGTTGAAGGTAGTGGTTTATTATATTTAAATAATAATAATTCATTTTATGTAAATTGGTTTGGAATTCCACCACTTGAATCTACTACATCACCTGATTTTTCATACCCATTAGTTCCGGCTTACGCTAACATTTTTTATTACTCACAAAGTTATTCAACTACATCAACAATGACATTCACTTTGAATAATGTTGGTAATGAAAGAAGAATGGTTATGAGGTCTGATAGGTTACCTACATCAACCGTCCAAGAAAATAACGGTAATTACAGTTATCCTTTATTTATTAATAAAAATTTATATATAAAAATTGTTTCAGACGAAGGAGTTTCTTTAGCTTCTAATGGTGAATTTCAGGTAACTAATTTTAGCGGTAATACTGACGATTATAATGAGGATTTATCTGATATTACTTCATCAACAAGTAATTTTGATGGTGCGGTTAATTCATTTACTTGTGCGGGTGCAGTACCTTCTGATTGTTATCAAACTGATTCTAATGGGTATGTACAAGTTTTACCGACTGATAATCCGTGTAACACAATAAGTCCTCTTGGTGTTCCTCCGGCAATTGTTGTACAGAATGGTTGTTATAGATTAGTAACTTATCCTCTTCTTTCTTTACCGAATGATATAAAATATATTGCCGAATGGACTTTTAGAGTTAGACAAGGTTTTATCGCTTGTTATGGTATCTTTAATCATATATTTACAAATAGTTGGCTCAACGGTAGTTTATTTGCATTTCCATTTTCAAATAATGTTTTTTTCACAAGTAACTTCGGTAATCAACAACCTGGAGAATTACCGGCCAACTCACCATATAATTGTTATTGTAAACATACTATTTATTTGGACTTAGATACTAATACTCATTATTATAGATGTAGTCCATATAATGTGTCAAACGGATTTATTGGTAGATACAATCCTAGAATTTCAGGTTTAGATTATATAACTAATAATTATTCGTTTGGCCTTACAAAAACTTTGATGTTCCCAACAACAGTTATTGATTTAGGACCTAGAACTGATTATTTAGAAGAATTAATATTCAGTAATGAATATCAAGGATATGTTTCAGATAAATTAAAAACAACAACATATCAGGATACTAGTGAATTATTAAGTTTATATTTAATACAAAGATTTATAGCTACGACTGTTGCAGGACAGATTCTCCAATCACTTCAAGGACTTATTCCTGTATTTGGAGACCCTGTATTTTATTATTTTAGTAGAGACAATAATAAAATGGATGCGGATTATGTTCAGATGTTACAAATTAATTCTCAATTAGGTGTAACACAATTTCAAACTTCGGTATATAACAATGCTAACGAAATTTATTTTTCAGATGGAAATTCTATAAATTCAGTTTTTGGGGTTTTCTTTAGAAGTAATTTACAAACAACTGACTATATTTCACCTAAAAGAAAGATTTTAAATCCTTATTTACCACCTAGTAGTGATTGTGCTTACGATGTTTTTGGTTCAAAAAGTCAAAGTGTTCCTTTTTATCAGTGGCGTACGACCCCTAATAGTAATGGTACTGATAGTATTTTTGGAAGTCAGAAAAATGAATGGTCGGTTATTTATTCCGTATCTAGTCCATTTTTGACTATCAAATATCAAGAAGTTGATAGAATGAACCCTCTACATAAAAATATGCAACCAGTTGACCAATCCCAATCAAGATTTTTTAGAGGGTATATGTCTAATATTTCTTCATCTAATCTTGTTACACTTCAAGTAAATTATGATGCTCAACCACCTCAAGCTGGAGGACCGGTACCTAGAATTACTTTACAAGGCTCTCCTTATTATTTCTACTTTGGTACGGGTAGAGGGAAAAGTAGTTGGGATTTGTTTTCACAGAAATGGATAAACACAGATGTAATTGATTTTTAATTATGAGTAGATTATATGATGATAGGGTTGTATTGGGTTCATTAAGATTTAAATCAGCGCCAAATACTGATTTATTATTTAAAATACCGTTCAATCAATCAACCAAAATAATGACTGAATATGACCGTAGTGTTGAGATTAGTTTGGCTCAAGTTTTTGATGATGAACGACAAAATTCAACTTTATTTAGACCAACGGCTAAATTCCAAATACTATTTTATAATTCATATATAGGTTTTTCTAATTATTTACCATTTAATAATAATTTATATATAGATTTAACTCAAGACACTATAGATTTTTGTAATACTAATAATTTTAATCCATTATATGGTTTTCCACAATATTTTGAATTTGATTTTATTAGAACAGATTTTAATGTTACAGGGTATACTGTTGATGATTCTTTTTATACCCCATCTTTAAAACACATCCCTTTTATACCTCAGAGTGCTTCAACATATAATTGGAATCATTTTATAAGTTATGGATATGAAAATGATTATAATAAAAACATGCAGGCCTATATGAAAGTGGACTCAAATCCATTAAGTATTATAAACTGGATTGCATCTGAAGGTATTCCATTTGTTTTAAAAAACACAATGTTTAATGGTTTAAATGCGATATCTTTTATATGTCCTGTTAAACATGGACTTAATGTTGGTGAATTTATTGAGTTAAGTTTTTCGTATAACGGACAAAATATTTTCCAAGTAGATTCAATAGGTGATGGTTCAGTTGATAGTAAATTCTATATTGTTAATATTATTAACCCAGGGTTTACCGGTATTATCTTTGTTGATAATACAAATGGTACTTTTAAAAGAGTTTTGAATCCTGACAATTTAACGGAAACAACCTCAAAATATTATGTAAGAAAAAATAAAATTTTAACAAGTATTAATGACCAAGTATTAACCAACGCTGGTTTTGAACAAAATATTTTTGGTAACAAAAAACAATTTATTAAATCTAATTCTACAAATAATGGTTCATCAAAAGTTAATATAAAACAAGGGTCACAAAGTTATACTTTAAGTTTCCAAAAAGATATTGATATTATGGGAATGGTTGATAATCAAATGAGGCCTGTTAGTGAACTTTTTTTCACTACAATTTGGAAAGGTTATTTTGGATGGACATTGGGTGAAAAAAATAATACAGGTGGATTTTACAGAATGAGAGAAGGGTGGGAATTTAACTTACCACTTAATCCTGTAACACAATTACCTATCAATTGGTGGAGTTATAATAACTCAGATTCGGATTCAAATATACCTAATAATTTTTATAATCTACCAGCTCCGTATGGTGTTGGTCCAAATGGTATCCCATATAATTTTGTTTATAATGAAACTCTTAATATTGGTGATGTGATAGATGGTGATTTTTGTGAATGGAATGATTTTGAACAAACTGAAAGAGTTATTTCTGACTTGTATCATAAAATAACTTTTAATAGAGACCTTTTTAATATTGGTACTAATAGTATAAACTATAAAAATCAACTTGGATATTTTTACAAACCACATACACCAGTTCAAATTAGAGTGTTTTCTTCTTATTTGGAAAGTGGGTTACCAAGTCAAGTAACTAATATTCCTAGTCACTCTCAATTTTCACAAAATAGAAATGTTTTTGTATGGAAAGATATATATACATATGGGTTTATTGATACGGATGGGATTGGTGTTGATTTCCCTTTTTTAAATAATAAACATCACCCATATAAAAATATTATTTTTAGAATAATACCTGAAGGTACAAACTCTAGACAGTTCACTACCATAATTGACCCAACAATAGATGAGTGTGAGTAACAAATATAAATTTACAATACCAATTTCAACAGACAAATATCTTAATATACCTGTTGAAATTAAATGGGATTTCTATGGTCAAGATGATAGTATTGAAAAGTTTCAGTACGATTTAGTTGATGATATAATTGGTAATCCAAAGGACTATGAAACTGAAAGATTTTCACATAATAGTTATGGTACAAACTCACAAACTAAATTACAATATGATTTTTTCTTTTATAATTCAACTTCTTCAGATATCCCGACTTCTTTAACCACTGATTGGGTTCAAAACTACAACACCGCCGGTATACCCGACGAAGATATCTATTTTAAATCAAGACCTTTTAGAAAATCTTTTTTTAAGATTGATTTTTACGATTCAAGAGAACCGAGTACTCAAAAAAATTATTTTACAATTATTTTACCTACAACAAATAGTGAGTTTACTGAGGAGTTTATTCCGAGTATTAACTTGTATAATAACATAAAAATAAATTTACCAAAGTTCAATTTAGATTTTATAGGGTATAGTGAAGGATTTTTTATTTATTGGTTAAAAGATATTGAATTATTTAATTTAACGACATTTTATATGACTGCAAAATTTTTTGATGCTAAAAATGGTGTTTTTATAAAAATGATGACGGTCCCACAATCAACTTTACCTAATAATCGTTTTAGTTTTAATTCGTCAGATTATTTTTATTATCAAGTAAATTTAGATTATATAAGTAAGACATACGAAATTTATGATGTTATTTCATTGAACAGGGTAGGTACTAGTACTTCACCAATAAACTGGTTTGAATATGTTAATCCACCCGCATAATGGAAGATAGATTGTTTAAAATAAGAATTTCACCTGAAAATATTAAAGGGGATTTAGTTCCTGTGAGATATATTCTAAATGAATATTCTGAAGTACTTCCATTTGACCCATGTTGTCAATTAACAGGTGATACTGTAACAGGTATAACTACAGGAATTACTTTTACATATACCTCTATGACAGAATTATTGTCGGGAGGTACTGAAGGTGAATCACTTTTAAATTTAACAATCCCAATTTTTTTAAGCGAAAATATTGTTGATATTGGTTATTATAATGTATTTGACGGATTTGTCCTTCAAAAAGATACCTTAATAAATTTTTTATTTAGTGCAGATACTATAAATCCATATAGGTACTACTTTTTTAATACATCAGATATTGAATTTAAAAAATTTCTTGAGTTTTGTGATTACCAAATTAGTTGGGGTGACGGAACACCAATTCAAGTGGTTACATCAATTTCACCAAATTATTATTATCATGACTATGTACAAGATGGTGAATATGAAATTGTAATGTCAGGTATGAGTCCTTGGGGGTCTAATGTGATTAAAAAAACAATATATGTACCTTTTGACAATGTTACAATTGACAATCCAAGTGGTGAAGTATTTTTCATACCAAGTGGGGGTAATTGGTCAGGAACTCCAATATCATATGATTATATTTTTTCAGGTGATTCATATTGTGAAAATGATTTCCCATGTTGTGATTTTACAACAGTTCCATTTTTAGTTACAGGATATACTTTCTCAAGGGTAAACGATTTAGAGGTATATGGTAAAAAAACTGATTTAACTTTAGGTAAGTTTAAACCTGGTGTGACAGTTACAGGGCCTAATGGTTCTGAAGGTGTTTGGTGGGGTCCATCTCCTGATGGATTATATACCGCCTATACAATAAATAATATTAATTACTATGATTATGTGGATGGCTCAACGGTATTTGTTGTTGAATCATCTGGTTGTACAAGTGATTTGATATGTTCAGCAATTACAAAAAATGAAGTTTTAATGAATGTTATTTCAGAAATTGAAGTACAATCAAATGTTTTTGCGGAAAGAGGTAAAAATACAGCTTTAGAATATATCCAAAGATTAGGAGAAGTCAGGAATATGGGACAACTTGATAACTATGGTTATGGATTTTTTAATGTTATAAAAATATAAATTCAATATTTATAAATACGAAAGTAAAATTATTTTAAAATGGCAACAGGCACATATGGTACAATAAGACCGTCAGACGTTTCACCCGAAGATGTTGATATAATAATGTTATATACTCCATCAAGAGACGAAACCAATAATTTTGTTTTAACAAAATTAAATTCGGTTTCTTTATTGAGACCATACTTTAATAATGCTCAAACAGGTGGAAATACTGATGTTGAAGTTTTAGGTGGGTTATATAATTTAAAATTACCATCAGACCAATTTAACAAACTTGGGATTTACACACTTTATTTGAGACCGACTGAAATAAGAACTACGATTTTAGATTGTGGTGTTTTATCTGCTTTACCAAATGTTAGAGGTTTAGTGATAGATTTAAATGCGGTACCCGCAGAATTTAGGAATAGATTTATAAATCAAGGATTAATTGGTTACAGAATTGAATATCTAAATGATAATGGTACAAAGATACCAAATTTTTTCAGAATAATAACATCATGTTTTTATTGTGAACCTGTTGTACAAAATTTAACAAATACTACGGCAAAGGCGGTTAGATATAGATATACTGATAATAATACAAATTTAATTTTTTGTACTCTAACCCCATCTACAGCACCTACAAATAAACCAAACGCTATCCCATATATTGGGCAACCAAATCAAAATGTTGTAATTACAAATACTTTTTTTAATCCAATTACAATTGATATTGAAATTGCTGACCAAGATTTTTCAACTTTAGCGATTGCTCTTTATGGTAATCAGACCAAATCTATGGATGATGGAATTTATACAATTTACGATTCAAGTAATAACATTTATAAGCAATATAACTTGTATGAAATCAGAGACCAATTTAATAACTTGTTATATGAAGTGAGACAAGATAGAGGTAATAACATTGATTTTAGTAAAAACTTTACAAATATAACTCAATAATGGCTGTTAATAAATTTGTCTGTCCCCCGATTTCAGCAACTGGAAGTGGTTCATTTTCAGATGATTTAGTTGGTTTCCAATTAGTTCAAGGGGGAGGACTTACTCAAGGTAATTTTGAATTTACAGTTGGTGTTACAGAAAAAACCAATAGAGAATTTTATACTGGTGTTTTTTCAGACCCAGTGAATTTAAAATCTATGGGTGTTGAAAGTGTTGCACAATCTAAAGTAATATTTGAAAACAACTTTAAAGTATATCCAAACTATGATTTAAGTGAGGTTACTAATTTTACGTTATATGGTTCAATGACGAAGAGAATTTCTACGTCTGTTACAACTATTATAAATTATTTTCCGGCATCATTAGAAATGCAGTTTATTGGTATTAATTACACAACAGGAACAACAGCTTCTAACGTTGTATTTAATTCAATTGAAAATACTACAAAATTTGATTTAGATTTATCAAGAATTAGGAATCCATTTGGTATTGATTTCACAGTAAACTCTACGAGAAATTTATCCCTTAAAGAAGTTAAAGTTTCGCCTTTAAGAGATATGACTATTGAATATAAAAAATATTCTTTATTCTATTTGGGTAATGAATTTCCTTTAATATTATTACTATCAACAACATCTCTTACATCTGGTTTATTGACGATATATGTTAAGGGAAATCCATTTTCAGGTAATACTCAAATATATAGTGATATTATAGTTAGACCTAATGATTATGAGGTTAATAAAGTTTTTAATGAAAGTTTAGATGATGTTGAAAATTTTATTTTAAATAGAAATTCAGTTCCTAAATATAGTGCTCAATTTAAAATACCTCAAATGAGTGATGGGGGTCAATACTCAGTAACGAGTACATTTATTACATGGCCACTATCAGGAAGATGGAACTTAGATATTGTGTCAAGTACTTTTACAACATACTTAACAAAATTAAATGCGATAAGTGAAGATTTTGATTTATATCGTACAAATTTAATTGCTAGATTTTTAACTACTGATGCGTTTAAGGAGTTTGATACTGTCGGACAAAAAATGCAAAAAGTTTTACAAATTTATGGTAGAAGTTTTGATGAGATAAATAAATTCATTAATGCATTGGCGTTTATGAATTCTGTTCATTATAATACTGGAAATGATATACCATCACAATTATTAAAAAATTTAGCTCAAACTTTGGGTTGGAATACCGCAATTTCACCAATTAGTAATGATAACTTTTTAAATTCTGTATTTGGAAGTACTGATAGTGGTGTGTCTCATTTTGCAGGTTTACCAACACAACAAACACCTGATGAATTAAATTATCAGTTTTATAAGAATTTAATTTTAAATTCTGCATTTCTTTTTAAATCAAAAGGTACAAGAAAATCAATTGAAGTTTTATTAAGATTAATTGGGGCACCTGATGCTCTTGTTGAATTTAATGAATACGTTTATTTGGCAGACCAAAGAATTAATATGAGTAGTTTTGAAACACAATATGCTCAAATTTCGGGAGGTACCTACTCTCAAGAAATTCCTATATTAAATCCTGCTGAAATTTTCACTATTTTTGGGGTTCCTTATACAGGAACAACAACTACTACTTCATATGAAGATGTTAATTTTGCTATTTCGGAATATCCTATAGATGATGAAGGATATCCGTCGGTACCTGAACCAAGTCAAAGTTATTATTTCCAAATAGGTGCTGGATGGTTTGAATCCACACCTAAACACAGGTCACCTGAACAAATAAATTTAACTAATGCTGTGTTTACAGGTTCAAACCCAAATTATCAAACTAGTTTAATACCATTTTCATATGGTCAAATTTATTTGAATAGATTTAGATATTTTCCTTATACAAAATTAGGTTTCAATTTAAGAGAAACTATAGATAATAATAAAAGTTGGACTAACACCGAAATAGGTCTAAGAACAAATTTAGATGCTGGGTATAATTCAAGATATGTTACAGATGATGACCGTTTAGTTTTAAATGTTAAGAATACTGAAATATTTTTAAATCCAGCTCAAGGACTTGCTTATGACGTGTGGTACATGTCAAGACAATATAATTATCCAATCCCAAATCAAGGATTGAAATATATACCACCAACACCATGTAACCCAAATCCTGTTTCCAACTATCCTATCAGGGGAGGAGTTGACTGGACGGAGATTAACCCTAGACCGGGAAGAAAAACATTTTTTGAGTTTGCTCAAACTTTTTGGTTTAATATGATTAATGTTAGGAATAGACAACATATCAGTGATGGTAAGACAGGTGGTTATCCAACATTACAATCAATATATTGGAAATATCTTCAATCAGAAGAAAATATTGGTATTGCTAATGATAACTTTACATACCAAACAATGATTCAGTATGTTGAAGGGTTAGGTGATTATTGGGTTCGTTTGATTGAACAATTAGTTCCTGCAACGACAATTTGGAATACTGGTTTAAAATATGAAAACTCAATTTTCCACAGACAAAAATTTGTATATAGAAGACAAAGTGGTTGTCAATTAATACCTATCCCTTGTAATCCATGTTCACTTACTGCTAATATTTTTAATAATGATTGTCCTGTTGAATCTGTGGAATGTTCTAAATATCCTTGGATGGTTAGTACTACAATACAAGATTTTACAGGTGTTTTAGGAGTTTTACTAAATAACTATTTGACCACAAATGGGTATATTTTGAATGATTGTGTTGCTAACAGTTTAAATACCGAATGGTTTGTTGACTTAAGATTTAATGATGTACCTGTAGTCACTGAAAGTTTCTTTAATGGTATTGGTTATAATACACCAGGATTGAGTACTCCAACAACTACTGATTGGGATAATGGTTTAGTAAGTGCTTTAGACAGTTTATCTTCACTTGGTTATAGTTATTATTTAACAAATGAAGATACCATAATTATATATGGTACCGTGTGTGGTTTGGATTTAAATGATTTAAATTTCAAATTGAACATAGGGATAAATTTTAATATATTATGTAATTAATGTCATCTTGTGGATTATCAACAATATTAAGTATTACTGGTGATTGTCAATCAATTAGTACAGGCGCGTTTTTTTTAGAAATCGTTGGTACTGCTCCTGATTATACCATTGTTTGGAATTACCCTTATACATCAACAATTCCTTTAGGACCCGGTGTGACAACTTATTCTCAAGATAACTTGTCATATGGGACGTATACTTTTACAGTTTACGATTCATGTTCACCATCAACTAGTTTACTTGTAAGTGTATATATTTCATCGGGAACTTGTGTTTCAATTTTAAATGAAATTAGTACAATATGTGGGTTAAACAACGGAAGTTTAACCGCTAGTACTTCAAATATTTATGGTACCCCGTCTTTTTATCTTTATGAGACAACTAATGGATATATTTCATCAGGTAGTTCATTCACAAACGAATTTTCTTTTAATAATTTAGAATCGGGAATATATTACGTTATTGCTGATGATGGTGGGGGTTGTACAGGTAGTACTCAAAGTTGTGTTATAAAAAGTTCAACAACTGTAAGTTTTGGATTATATGTTGTTAACGATTCGGCATGTACACCAAATCACGGTAAAATTTATGTTACAGGTTTAACAGGTAATCCACCATTTACTTATTTATGGTCTAACGGTGAAACAACAAATTTCACTTCAGGTTTAACTGCAGGGTCTTATTCTGTAACCATAACTGATGGTACAGGATGTTCTCAAGGGGTTGGAGCTGTAGTTGGTTTAGTTCCTTCATTAGGATTGGGTTCAGTGATGTCAGTAAGTCCTACTTGTTTTAACTCCGATGGCGAACTTACAGTGACTATAACAGGAGGTACTTCACCATATTATTTTTCAGGGTCTAATGGTGATAGTTCAATAACATTTAGCAATTCATATTCATTCACTAATTTAAGTGGTGGTTATTTTAATGTTTATGTTGTTGATGCTGGTTTATGTAGTTTAAACGTAAGTACATCAATTTTAACACCGGGTGGGTTTAGTTTAGTTTCTTTAACTACCGGAGATTCTCTTTGTGGTAATAATATTGGTCGTATTGATATTACATTACTTGGAGGTTCACCACCGTATGTTTATTCAATTACAGGTACGTCAGGAAATGTGACAAGTATTAGTTCATCAAGTCCTAATTATAGTTTTACAAATTTATCTGCGGACATATATAATTTACAAATTTCGGATAATGGACCTTGTGTTTATTATGATACAATAACTATTAATTCAGTTAATAGCTTTGACTTATCATTTAATGTTACAGGGGCAACCTGTGGGTTAGATAATGGTTCAGTAGAGGTGTCTTTAAATGGTGGAACTGGACCATATACATATGGTATTAATGGTTCATCTGTTGTAACATCTCAAAGTGCTGTTACGTTTAATAATTTATATTATGGAACATATTTAGCAACTGTTACCGATAATACAGGTTGTACTATTAATGAATGGGTTGTGGTGACAAACACTTCAAACATGGATTTTATAGTTTCAAGTGTTAATCCTACATCAGGTAATGATGGCTCAATATCTGTTTTTATTACAGAAGGTACTCCATTATTTAATGTCGTTTGGAGTAATAATGTTAATGGGCAAACTGGATTGACTGTTAATAACTTAACTGGTGGTACATATACTGTAACAATAACTGATAGTTATGGATGTATATTATCAAGAACTATAGATTTGGTAGGTTATAATACGTTAACTTCTTACGAGGTATTCAACATCTGCGATTCCGTGTTTAATGATGAGGGGGTCAATACCAAGAAAGGTCCACTACAAATGTTAAACGAAGGTTTTTATGATTTAACAACTGGTGATACTATATGTGTTTTAAATTCTGCAATTTTTATTGCGCAAGTAAACGTAAGTGGTGTTACAACTGAACAATCTTTCTATACAGGTTATACTTTGAATGACTATCCTGCTGATAATCAATTTTATGATGTTGTAGAAACGTTGATTGAAAATATTCCTGGAATTGATAATGTTATTACTGACCCTATAAATAATTTAATTACAATAAACGCTGGATGTACTGACCAAACTGTGAATTTTGCAGATGTTTCTGTAATAATTACATTAAAAATTGATTATGATATTTCTTGTGTTGAATGTGCACCTTAAAATTTAGGAAAAATGATATTAAAAAATGAACCAACATCTTATTTGACGGCGAACACGGAATGTGGAGTTGTTTATTCATTTCAGAATGAATGTGAACCTATTACTATATACCCATTGGGTGCTGAGTGTTTTGTTACTGATGTTAATAAAATAGGTAATCATGATGGTTCTATTTATATAAATGTAACAGGAGGTACACCTCCTTATTTTATTGTATGGAATAATGGTAATTATGGTCCATATATTAATAATTTAGGTGTTGGTACATATACTGCGGTTATTGTTGATTATTACGGAGATTTTTCAAGTACAACAACTTGTACTGTTTTACAACCAACATTACCACCGTCACCAACTCCAACACCCACACCGTCACCTTTACCAAACACTATTGATTTTTGTTTACAATTAAAATTAAAAAATTGTACTATCACTAACTTACATTTTAATCCAAATGGTTCTTTTAATGGACAATTCGCTTGGATTGATGATTCATCAGTTTATTCAATTTATTGGGACGGAACTAAATGGGTGTTAGATTCATGGACTTGTTATACTGTAATAAATAATAACCCATCATCACCACCAATTACAGGATGGTCAATTTTGGGAACTACAGGTTCTGTTACGGGGTATTTAGGTTCTTGTGCGTCAATATCATCACTTAAAATGACCATAACGACAAATGACCCTGTTAAAGGTTCTGATGGTAATATAGTAATAACTGCAAGTGATGGAACTTCACCATATCTATACTCAATTGATGGTGGTACATCTTATCATTCTTCACCAATCTTTAAAGGTTTAAAATCAGGAATTTATGCTGTTCAAACACAAGATTTTGTTAGTGATATTGTTTACGATTCCATAACATTGAAAACTCCACCACCATCAAAAACATATTCAGTTTCTTTAAATACTGTATCAAGAATTTTATCTTATACATTAACAACATACTCTGTTGAATACACAACAACAATTAATGTGTACCCAACTTTACCAAGTGGTGTGACAATTAATTTTGATTTGGCACACACTAATGATTCTGAAGTTTCACCTTCACTTACATCGTCAACAATCTCAACAAGTAGTGTTTTAACTAAAAACATGGTAATTGTTCCACAAACAACAACTGTAACAACAGGTGAGACGGTAAATACTTTAGTTTTATGTGGGTCTCAAACAGTTTATTTAACTTCTGAAACTGATTTATGGAATTTACAAACTTTAAATAATACTGATAGTTTATATATTACTACAACTACAACTAAAATAAGGAATACTAATGACATATGTTATGTTTCTAATTCAAATGATACTTACTCTATTTATAATGTTACGATATTAGGATGTAGTCCATGTAATGTGATTGTTAATTAAAAAAATTAAAAAAAGGATATTTATACACGATGGGATATATTTTAAAAAATACTGCAGGATTAATAAATTCAAGATTAACGGACACTGGGAGATTGAAGTTGTCTCAAGGAAGTTTCAATATTTCTTACTTCCAAATTGGTGATAGTGAGGTTTCATATAACACACTTCCAAGTACCTATAATCAGTATGATACTATGATTTTAGAACCAAACTATAATTCTCAAAATTCATCATATTATCCTGAAACGAACAAACAATACGTAAAATATCCTTATTTCGTTGATGGTACAAAAGGTAATACATATGGTATACCGTTTATGGATTCATACGTAAGTCCTATTTATAACAGGGCGGCAATGAGAGGTTTTTTTATTGGCGATTTAACAGCAACGACTATTGATTGGAGTGCTAGAACAAATAGTAGCTATGTGATTAATTCAAATTATGTTGTTGATATGACAACATTAACTGGAGGTACAACAATAAAACTTATATATTCAGGTTGTAATACTGATATAGTTAGATTACCACAAGTTGGTGATTTAGTTACAATTTATTATGATGGTGGTCAATTTAGTAGCAATTGTTATTGTGAGTCACCGACGCCAACCCCAACACCATATGCAAGTTCTACACCAACTGCAACTCCATTACCGTCATTACCACCTTGTGATACACCAACTCCGACACCAACACCTTCGTCAACAATTTGTGCATCACCAACACCGAAAAATTATTGCACTCCAACACCAAAACCTGAGTGTGTGATTGATATTACTAATTGTTACCCTGTATTAACTTATAGAATTGTCTCAATATGTTTAGATGAAGTCACATTAGATAGAGCAACACCTGATTACAGTACATTTTTACCAGGTTGTTATGGACGAATAATAATTTATCCATCAACAATGACTGAAATCTATGATAGTTTAACACCAAGTCCACATTGGAGAGATGATGTTATTAACTTTGAATCTATTTGTGATACTGACCAATTTGATGTTAAAATTTGGAACATGAACATTCCTTGGTCTGAAAATCCAGCGGGTTTAATCTCTACAAGTTATGAAGATTATACTCAGTTTGGTTCAATTAATTATTTGGGTTCTAAAGAATATTTTGGATATACATCAACATCAGGACAAACAGATACTGATTCGGTTTATTTTTTCAATTCTTTTTCTGATAAAATAGTTGTTACACCTAAAGAACAAAAATCTATTGCAATTGTTCATTATACTAATCAAACTATTGATAATTTTTATGGTGAGAAATTTGCATTAGAACCGTATGATGTTTCTAATCCTAATGATACAACAGGACAAGCTAGAAACTTTAGAGTTCATTTACCTTGGTTAATGTGGCATAAGTCACCAATTTGTTGTAGTGGTCAAACATTTTGGATTGACCCACCTGGTTATGAATCATTAAATTTATTTGAGGTTCATTATTTAGAATCAAATGAAAATAGTGATATGAACCTACCTGGTCATAGATACTATCATTTATGGGATACTAATAGTAATATTAATGGTTATCCGAATAGAGTTGGTAAGGTATTTCCTGATGACAAGATAATAATTTTTGATGATGAGGAAATAATTGCAGCAATGTCGTATAAATCTAACCGAAATTGGACATTACCAGCACCAAGAGTTTCTTTAATTACGCCAAATACATGTGGAAATGAAACCCCTGTGAATGATGGTATTTTAAGTGGTAATACTGAATATCTTTATGTTACCTATAGATTAGGTAATAGTAGTGGTTTCACTGATTATCTTCATTGTAACTATTATATGAAGATGCAAGGACCTAATATTGATTGTACAACGTCAGGTTCTCAAAACGTCGCTGTAAGATTTGGGGCGGAGTTCTCTTGTTTAAATTACGTTGAAGTAATTCCTGCAAACTTTACAGGATTTATTGCGGATACTTTTGAAATATTAGTACAAAAGGTTGAAGGGGATGTTAGACCAAATTCTGCGGAATGGAAAGTGATAGATTTTTCTGACTCATTATCAGCGACAACTGTTAATGGGTATATTACCCAAGATAGTTTAACAGGGAATACTTTTGTTATAACTCAAGATTTGTATGACTTGGCTCCAACCTATAATTTAGGTAATTATATTGATTTAACACCACAGGGTTCAACAGGACAAACATTAAATTTTGGTGATGAATATTATTTCTACGGTTCATTGGAAACAGACATTGAGGCGACAATTTATGAAATGAGATATAAAATAAATTTAGGTCAGGCGGAATTTCAAAGTACTACTAACCCAACTTGGTTACCTGGAACTAAATCATACATTACAGAAATTGGTCTTTATGATTCTGAAAAAAATCTAATGATTGTATCTAAAACGCAATCACCAATTTTAAGAACAGGTATACAACAGTTTTTGGTGAAGTTTGATTTTTAATCTCTTTAACTTAAATAGCTTTACTATTTTAACATCTTTACGAATTTTATATAAAATAATATTCTATAGGTGTAACCTTGTTACCTATAAAAGGATAATCAAATTATATAATGAGTAAAAATAGATTAAAGGAAAGCCCGAAAGTATTAGGATTAGACGTATCAACTCGCACAATAGGATGGGCATTATTTGATATACAAACAAAAGAATTATTAGAGTTAACTCATGTTTCACCTGTTCCTAAACCGAAAGAGGATAACAAAACTAAAGAACTTATCCTAAAGAGTGAAATTTTCAAAACAAAATTAGTACAATATATAGATTTAGGTATTACTAAAGTTATTATTGAGGAACCATTATTGAATAGTAATAACGTATATACTATTCAAACATTATTAAGATTTAACACTTTAATTACCAAACAAATCTATGACGTTTTGGGTATTGTACCTGAATATATTTCAACATACAACTCAAGAAAATTAGCATTTCCTGAATTAGTTCAAAAGAACGATAAAAATAAAATGGTCTTATTTGGTGGTTTCCCAAAAGATTGTGATAAGAAACAAATAATTTGGGATTTAGTCGCTAAAAAAGAACCACAAATTCAGTGGCAATACACAAGAAACAATACTCTTAAGAAAGAAAATTTTGACCAAACTGATGCTTATACCTGTGTTTTAGGTTTTATGAATCAGGAAAATATTTGGTAAAAATATTATGGTTTTACCGTAATATTCCAATTGTATGGAGAATTTTTAAGTAATAAATAATATGGGTTAGTTAAACCTCCTGTCGGTGATTCAGGTTGTGGGAATGTAGTTCCTGTAAACAATAAAGTTTTATTGTACAAAGTATTTGCCGTTGCAATAGTTGCAACATCTTGTAAAATATAATCTACTGCCGCGGTTTTAAGGCTAGTACCTCTAAAATCTAATGATAACATATTAGTCATTGCTGAGAATGTTGATGTCCAACCTGTTAATGTTTGGCTACCTGTGGAAGTAAATGTTTTTAAAGTTGATGGGAAGTTACCTTGTATTATTTGTGGACTATTTATGAAATTATTACTACTAATATTTAAAGTTACAAGAGAAGTATGTCCCGAAAGATTTGTTGTTCCAGTTAATTCGTTGAAGAATAAATCTATTGATGTTGCTCCTTGAGTATAATTAAAGTCAAAATTCTGTAAAAGATTACCTTTAAAACTTATTGTTTTAATTGATGGTGGGAATTGTGTTGTCCATCCTGATAAACTGACACTATCTAATCTGAAAGTTTGTAATGACGTTGCTCCCGTTAAATCTACTGACCATTGTGGTACATACTGTAAAGGACCACCGTCACTCATATTAAAAGTAACACAACTTGTTGGGAAGTTACTTGTATAACCTGTTATGTCATTTAAATTCAACAATAATGTTTGGATACTATTTGGGAATATTGGTGGTAATGTCGTTAAGTTGTTATTATCTAATCTTAATTCTATCAATGATGTACAAGCCGATATAGTATTTGTAAATGAACTTAAAACTATATTACTATTTAAATCTAAATTAGTTAAATTTGTATTTAATGATAAATCAATGTCAAAATTACGGATTCTGTTACCTCCAAGTTCTGCAATTTCCGCAGATACTGGTAATGTATAGGTCCAACCTGATAATGATGTATTACCATTTACAAGTATATTTTTAAGACCCGTACAATCTGATAAATTATTAGGTATATTAATTATTGGTAATGATGTATTAAGTACAATGAATATTTGATTGAATGTTGAGCCAGTTGGTACCGTTACATTTAAGTTAGTTAAACTATTATTGTTTGCTAAACTTAAAGTTCTAAATGAACTACTTCCTGAAAAATTGTAGGTAAGCCCTGACATATCAGTATTCCAAATTAACAATTGTTTAAAACTTGGTAGTAATGCTAGATTTGTTGTCGGATTAAATTGGAAATTTTGAGGTCCTGGAGAATTTGCACCGTAGATATAGAAAAAAATAAGTGAGTTTGGTAAACTAGAACTAAAATCATTTAGAGTTGTAGCTGATAACCAAATTTGAGTCGCGGCAGTAAACGCACTAAAAGTATAACTATTCTCAATTATATCTGATATGTTATGTAATTTAATTTCTCTAATATAGTCGGTTGAAAGAGAAGATGATACTTGAAAATCTTCACATGTTGCAGTATATACACTTGAACCATACGTATGATTATATGAATAAAATACAAATCCTGGCGGAAATGGAGGATTTGTAATGTTAACTGGTAATGTTGAAGTGTCACCCCAATCAATATTAAAACTACTATTAGATGAGGTTCTAAAAATAACTGATAATGGATTAGTACCTAAAATATTTGATACTTGGAAAAACGGTGGTATAAACGGTATAGGTGTTGGAGTTGGTGTTACATAACAGTTGTAAATTTCAAATCTCTCACATCCATCACTTGTTATTATTTTAATACCAATTGCTGGTATAATATCAAATGGTGGAGGTAACACAAAAGTGAATGTTGGTGGTACTGTTGAAACCACTGTAGATAAAACTGTACAATTGTTACCTAAAACATCACAAACATAAACTGTGTATGGTAAGTTTAATCCTGATATTGAATTTAATGTTATCGTTTGCATTATGAAAAATTAGTAGGTATACAGAATGGACCTGATGGTAATTTTGCTTGAGACGCTCCAAAACTAGCACCTAATGGACCGAATGGACCAACCATTGATGATTGTGGTAACAAGGCGTAAGGTGAAGTATTACCCATTTTGTAAACCGAGTTATCATTAGTAACTAAATAAATCCTTGAGGATTGTTCGAAAATACCTGTTAAAGTTTTACCTGGCATTCCTGAAGTAACATTTATATCAAATTCAAGAACACCCGCACTACTGTATTGTAATACCCTTTGAGTTGGTGATGGACTTGGAGTTCCTACTAATACAATAATTTTACCACTTGTATCTGTAACCATTAAATCTTTATTTGCTAAATAACCTGCTGGTAATGTTGTAATATTTGTAACACTCGCAGTTGTTGACGTAATGTTTAAAGATACAATTTTATTTGGACTAACTCCAGTGTTTGTACTATATAAAATTGTATTAGAAACTGAAAAAAGTGAACCTAAAAGAACTGGAGAAGTAATAATTCTATTCAGTACAATAGTACCGGGGCAAAGAGTTAGGTCATATTCTTCAATTGTTACATTATCACTTCTTAACATCCATAATTTATCTGTTGAATTTGCGATATCGCTATATAAAAATGAAAAATTGGAAAACAATGTTAATGTATTGGATGATTTTAAATAAGTATAAACGCTAAATCCTGAACCTCCTGCACTTGTACCTCTAAATGCGACAAATGTTGAACAATCGTCTAAACATGGGGGGGTTGATGTTGGTGTAGGTGTTAATGTATTAGTAACTGTTGGAGTTAAAGTATTTGTCGGAGTTACGGTGTTTGTTGGTGTAACTGTCGGTGTTGCAGTTATTGTTGGGGTAGTTGTCGGTGTTATAGTTTTTGTCGGAGTTATAGTAGGTGTAGTTGTAGGTGTTGCAGTTATTGTTGGAGTTATTGTAGTAGTTGGGGTTATTGTTGGTGTAACAGTAGGACTTAATGAAATTGTCGGAGTTATAGTAGGTGTGGTTGTAGGTGTATTAGTCGGAGTTTCGGTAGGAGTTATTGTAGGTGTAGGGGTATTTGTCGGAGTTGGTGTTGGATTTTCAGTACTAGTTGGAGTCGGGGTATTAGTATTAGTTGGAGTAACTGTTTGGGTATTAGTAGGAGTTACAGTTGGTGTCTCAGTCGGAGTTAATGAAATTGTAGGAGTATTTGTCGGAGTTAATGAAATTGTAGGAGTAACAGTTGGTGTAGGTGTAGGTGTTTGACTGGCGATAACATTGTTATTACAATCAATACAACCATTATAAACAAGTCCTGTTGTATTTGTGAAATAATTTCCTGCAAAATATGTTACAGTATCAAATGGTGATAAACTTGGATATGAAACAGTTTGAGATATATATTCCCAACATGAGTTTGTGTTTAAATCAACTAAACATTGACCAATAAGTGGTAAAAATGATGGTAATGTCTGTACAACATATTGATTTAAACTATCACAGTTTTTAAATAAATAATATGCTAATGGTAAACTTGTTGTTGGTGTAGGTGTTAATGTAGGAGTTTGTGTTAATGTAGGTGTTAATGTGGGTGTTTGAGTTAATTGCGGTAGACATAAAGAACATTCTCCTAAATTAGAATACCCCAGAGGACCGTCAATTAAAACAATATTATTAACACCAATAGTTTGGGTTGTATTACCAACATAACTAATACAACTAGATACACCATCAACAGTTGATTCAAAAATCATAAATTGAGTTAATGTATCACCTGACGGGGTATTAACTTCACTTGTGGTATAATAGAATTCTCCCGAATAACAATCTTGGAATTTTTTACTACCAGGACATTGTATAATTGAATTAACAGTTATAAAACTAACATCACCTGAAAAATTACAATAATAAGTTATAACTGGCGAAGCTGTTGGTGTCGGTGTTAGTGTTGAAGTCGCACTTGGGGTTATACCCGTAATTGTAACATTAATACCAATTGATGGACAATAATTTGTTACCGATGGTGTTGGTGTTAATGTTGGACTTGGAGTTTCTGTTGGGGTGTTAGTTGGTGACGGAGAAACTTCACAATCAAAAATTGCGGTAAAATCTAAGACCGTACAATTAACTGTTGGTGTTGGAGTCGGTGTTACGCATACTCCTGCTGAAAAATATGTATCACAGATGTCAGGACAACTTGAGATACAAGGACTAGCCCCAAATAGTATACAACTACCACCTAAAGAAGATGAAACACACCAATATTCACTTGTTCCTGTAACATAGTAAATGTAATATCCGTAAGTTGAACCTAACCAGTAGTCATAACTATTATATACTCCTGATAAAGTATAGTTATCATCAACATTGGGTATTTCGGTATTTGAAATACAATAAAAATTACTACAAGGCATATTATGGTGTTAAAATTGTTATTATTTCACAACCATTATCATCTATAACTTTTATATTAAAATCATCTTGAGATTCTAAAGGTAAAGGGACGTTAAAATCATATGGTGTTGACGAGATGGTATCTATGTAGACACAAGTTGTTATTGGATTGTCACATAAGTAAACATCAAAAGGACTTGTCCCCGTCAGACCATTTATAGTAATAACTGTTGGCATTTTATTCTTTTTAGATAAATATAAGTTCAAGCAAAAACTTGTGAAGGTTGATAAACTTATTATTTTATCTTATCTTATAGTTTATGACTGATGAAAAGGAAATAATTGTTGAGTTACTTACAGAATTATTCGGAAAACACAAACAACATTATCAATCTAAAGGTCAAATCGCCTTTAATTGTCCTGTTTGCGACGAAGAAAGGAACAAAGGTAATTTAGAGGTTAATTATTTTGACCACGTTTTCAAATGTTGGAGTTGTGGTGATACTAATGGGATGAAAGGACCTTTAGGGAGATTAATTGAAAAACACGGTAATAAAAAACAAATAAAGATTTATAAAGTTTTTGCTCCCGAAAAAAATGAAGAAGTAAAAAAAGAAAAACAAAAACTTGTATTACCTGAAAGTTTTACTTTATTCAAAGATTCACACCCAAGATATCCTGTAAGGTTACAAGCTTACAATTATTTGAAGTCAAGAGGTATTGATGATACTATCATAGAGAAATATAACATCGGGTTTTGTGATAATGGTTCACACATAGGACGTATTATTGTTCCATCGTATGACAAAAAGAATGAACTCAATTATTACATTGCTCGTAGTTGGGACCCAAACAGTCGGGCTAAATATAAAAACCCTGAAGCTGAAAAAGATAAAATAATATTCAATGAACATATCGTAGATTGGAAGAAAGATATCTTTTTAGTTGAAGGTGTGTTTGACGGATTTTTCTTGGACAACAGTATCCCAATGTTGGGTAAACATTTAAGTGAATTGTTATTCACGACAATATACGAAAAGGCTAAAGGGGATATTATTCTTGCTCTTGATGGTGACGCATTTGATAATGCAGTTAAAATATATAGAGAACTAAATGGTGGTTCACTATACGGTAGAATTAAAATTATAAAACTACCAAAAGATAAAGACGTTTGTGACCTTAGGGGACAAATAGATAAATTTTACATAGAAATTAAAGATTAATGAATTTAAAAAAAATTGCAACAGAAATAAGAGAAATCTTAGAAGATAAAAGAAAAGAACTTGAGTTGACCTTTATTGAGGAAGACCACAAATATTTCATGAAAAATAAAGATGGGGAAATAAAAAGTGATTTCCCATCGGTATCAAAAGTCATGAAATTATTTTATGATGAATTCCCAACAGATGAGATTGCTGAGAAGAAATCAAAAGGAGACCCTGTAGTTAAACAACAACTGATTGAAGAATGGGCTGCCGCTGGTACATACTCAACCAATATGGGTAGTCGGGTACATTACTTTTTGGAACAAAATACAATTAATTTATTTGGTGACTACAAAGAAGTAAGACAACCAATTTTTGATTGTGACTTTACTCAAATACTAAAGGGTGATAGTATGATTTCTGCGGGTAAAAATTATTTGAAGTTAATGATTGAAAGAGGTGCTGAATTATTAGACACTGAAATTGTTTTAGGTAATCCTGATTTAGGTTATACTGGACAACCTGACAAAGTTTGGTTAATTCCTAACAAAGATGGTGATGAGTTCGGTTTAGTTATTACAGACTGGAAAACTAATAAGAAAAAAAACTTTGAAGAAAATCAGTTTACTAAACGAATGAAGTTCCCATTCAATGACCTACCTAATAACGCTTTGGGACACTATCATATACAACTACCACTATACGGTAAGTTAATTTTAAAGATGTTAGAGGGAACTAAATATGAGAAAATTAGGATATACGGGGGAATAGTCGTACTTTTGAAGGATGATGGTGATTATGAAGAGTTTCGTATACCGAAACAAACTTTAACCACAGTTTTGGAAATGGATATTGGTAAATTCTTAAAAAAATAAATATTATGAAAACGTTTAACTTGTTATTAATTTCTTCTCTTTCGGTACTTTTAGTTAATGCTTCTTTTAACCTTGAAGTACCTAACACTGAGCCGGTCAAACAAAAAACTTACGCTGAAAGAATGTTTGAATCTATAACATTTTATTCGGATTCATTTAATGTCCCTATTAACATTGCATTCAACGTGGCTTATTTAGAGACAACGTATAGAGGTCCTCACGACACTCTGTATGTTCATAAAAAAACATCAAGAGCGGGAGCGGTTGGGCCTATGCAAATCATGCCTCAATACGCATCACACTATGCGGGGTTTAAAGTAACTAAACAACAGTTAAAAGATTCTTTGGAATTGAATGTTATGATTTCAATGAAAATCCTTTCAGAAAATTACAAAAAAACTAAAAATTGGATGAAATCTTTGGGAAAATATAATACTGGTAAACCATGTGTTAATGGATATGCTCGTAAAGGTGTTATTGAAGATTACAAAAAGAATTGGGTATTACCAAAACCTGAAGATGAGATTAATCTTGTTGATTTAATCAAATAAAACTATTATAATTAATAAAAAATAATATGGATAATTTAGATTTAAGACCCAAAATTGATTTGAAACAACAACCTACAGTTACTTGTAGTGAATGTGGTAGTAAGTTCTTCAAAGAAGTCGTACTAATTAAAAAAGTGGCGGCATTATTAACAGGAAATAGTGAAGATACAATAGTCCCTTTCCCAACATACAGATGTGATGATTGTGGACATGTTGATGAAGAATTTGATTTGTTTGGTAAATGATAAATAAAGTAGTACATTTTTCTGACCTACATATTCGTCTTTTTAAAGACCATGAACTTTACCGAAGTATAGTTCAGAATATGTTAGATGAGTTTGTTGAACTAAAACCTGATAGAATAGTATTCACAGGTGATTTAGTACATTCTAAAAACCAAATGACTCCTGAGTTAATTGAGATGGTTTCATGGGTTTTAAATGAATGTTCTAAAATTACTAAAACTGTTTTGATTATTGGTAATCATGATTTCCTTGAGAACAATATGTCAAGATTGGACGCATTAACACCAATAATTGATTCCTTACAAAATGACAATATTGTCTATTATAAAAATCGTGGTGTTTATGAAGATGAGAATATTGAATGGGTTGTTTATTCATTGATTGACCATAACATCCCACCTGATATCCAAAAATCAGATAAACTAAAGATAGGGTTATTTCACGGACCAGTTCAAGGGTTAACTACAGATATCGGTTATAAGTTTGAAACAGGTTTTGAAACTGATAAATTTGATGGTTGTGATTTAGTTTTTTGTGGGGATATTCATAAGAGACAAATCTTTAATATACCTGGTGGTAAAAAGGCATATATGATTGGTTCAACCATACAACAAAACTATGGTGAGACAATTAAAAAACATGGGTATGGTATCTATGATGTGGTAAACAACACTTATGATTTTGTTGATTTAAATAACCCAAAACCATTTCTATCATTTAAAATGAAATCATTTGATGATATAGTTAATGGTACAGAAAAATTGTCAAATTTTTAAATGTATTCAGTTGAAGTAAAAAATAACAAAGAAATTTATGATTTCTGTATGATAAATGGTATCACAGATATTAATAAATTTATTCAGGAATGTTTTAAACAGGGATTTGACATTAAAAGATACGGTCTTTTAGGTGAAACAGGTGAGAAAGAAGTAATAGTTGAAAAACTTGTGGAAATACCTGTTGAAGTTATCAAAGAGATTGAAAAAATTGTTGAGGTAATTAAAGAAGTACCCGTTGACAGAGTACTTATCCAAGAGGTTGTTAAGGAAGTTCCTGTGGAAAGGATAGTTGAAAAAATCATTCAGGTATCTGACGACACACAAATAAATGAACTGTTGTTAAAAATACAACAGTTGGAAAATAGACAACCTGAAATTGTTGAAGTGATTAAAGAAGTTACTATTGAAAAAAGTAATGATAAAACTTTAATGTTACAGGAAACATTAGTTAAATTAAGATTAGAAATTGTTGATAAAACAAAAAAAATTGAAGAATTAGAAAATAAAATAAAAACAATGGAATCCAATATGAGTCAACCGGCTTTTTATTTAAAGGGTTCCAACTTAAATCAAAAAATGTAATATGAGTACTTTAGCTTGGATTTTAATTGCGTATGGAATGACTAATATTTTAGTTTACGGTTCCATTTTTAATAAACAAAGAGATTTCATTCACAAATGGGGTGGTAATGAACATAATATTTTTTATGGGTTGGGTAAATTCATCTCAGGGTTAATATCATGTATAATGTGTACAAGTACATGGATTGGATTTTTTCTCTCATTAGTATTGTTCTCACCAACCCAACAATTATTTGATACTAACGAAATTTTGTCTATATTTTTTGACGGGATGTTAGCATCAGGTTCAGTTTGGGCGGTTAACGCTATAATTGAATGGTTTGAAGAAAACCGACCAGCTAAAATAGATTAATTTTAAAACCAAATATATATGCCAGTATCAAAAAAAAGAGGTGGAGCTAAAGCCCACAGAGCACGAGTTAAAAAAAGAAACGTTAACTTAACAAATGCAAAAACAAATTTCCAAAAACAATACACAAAGTTAATGGAAGAAAAATTGGAGGAAATGAAGAATCAACTTTCAGCTCAAACTGAGACAACTGAGACAACTGAAACAACTGAGATTTCTGAAAATGTCTAATAATGGATTTGTTTAATCCATCACCAATTTTAAATTATTTACATATGACTCATGACTTAGATTTGAGTAAGCTTGACAACCCATACATACAAGTTGTGTGGGAGGATTTTGCTGAAAACTTTACTCAAGAAAAAATTAAAAGTGTAAGACAATACTTCCAAAAAAAGTATCAATCTACTAACGTAAACGTAATTATTAAAACTAAAACTGTTGATGATGACACGGTACATAACGTTGATATCTCCTTCAATATTTTAGATAAAAATTACCAATTAGAGTTAGTTAAGTCTTATCTCAAATCTAAGTCAAATGAGGATTTGTATGATGATATCTTTAAATTGGACAATGCGGTTGATAGTAAACTAATATTAAATCAAACTGAAGTAACACCATTTAAGAAATGGTTTATTAAAAATATTGAGTTTTCAAATTTCTTATCATACGGTGAAAATCAAAGAATTGATTTTGATAAATGTGATGGTATATCAGTAGTTGAATCTAATCCGCCTAACTTTGGTGGAAAGACAGTTCTTTCTGTGGATTTATTATTGTTCTTATTTTTCAATGAAACAACAAAAACAACAAAGGCTGAAGAAATCTTTAACCGATTTACTGAGAAAAACTCGGTAGTTGTTAAAGGTGAAATCATGATTGACGGTGAAGATTACATTATTGTTAGAAAGATTGAAAGAAAACTTTCAAAAAGTAATGATTGGAATGTTAAAACTGAATTGGACTTTTTTAAGAAATTGTTGGACGGTAGTTTACAGAATTTTACTGGAGAACAACGTAGAGAAACTGAAGCGTTTATTAAAACATCTATTGGTTCTAAAGATGATTTCTTGATGACTATTCTAACAACTGCTACAAATTTAGAAGATTTAATTGACTCCAAACCTACAGCAAGAGGACAGGTCCTTTCAAGGTTTATGGGATTAGATTTTTTAAAGAAAAAAGAAGAGGCAGCTAAAGAAATTTATTCAGATTTTTCTAAATCAATGTTGTCTAATGTGTATAACAGTGAACAACTTAAAAATGAAATTCAGGAAAACATTGAAAAAATTGATAATCTTAAGAACGGTAATTTAGAGTTAGAAAAAACTTTAAGCGATGTTATTGATAGGATTGGTAAGGGACAAGAATATCGTGATAATTTGTTAAAGAGTAAGTTTACTGATATTGACAGAGAGATTAGTTTATTACAACCTGATAAAGTTAATAATGAAATAAGTTCAATTAATTTACAAAAATCTAATGTTGTAAATCAACTTAAAGAAATTAAAGTTGTTGAACCTACTGAATTTTACCATGAGGACCAACACGATAAAGTTAAAGAAGAATATCAACAATCTTATAAACAAAAAATTGAGGTTGAGACAAACATTTCAGGGATTGAAAAGTTAAAGAGTTCAGTAAGTAATGGAATTAAATGTGAACATTGTGGAATTGAATTAATGAACGCATCTATTACCCAATCAAGAATTGCTGAACTTGACGGACTTATCATGCATAAAATCCAAATTGAGGGGTTAATGACAGATTTTAGCATCAAAGAACGGGCTTTTGTTCAGTTAAAAAAAGAATTTGATGAATATGAAAAAAACAAGTTAATCAAAGAAAAGTATGAATTGAGTATTGAAAGTTTTGATTTAAAAATTGAGAACTTAAATAACAAACTAATCAAGTACCAAGAAATTCAAGATAAGATTTCAGAGAACATCAAAATTGAATCTCAATTAATTAAGGCTGGTATGAGATTAGATGAACTTGATATTGAAAAAAGAGGTGTTGAAAACAAAATTAGTACAAATAATTTTACAATTAAAAATTCTGAAGATAAAATTGATTCTAGCAAAAAATTAATAGAAAAAATTAAAGAAGAATCCGAGAAAGAGAAAATATACAAAATATATTTAGAAATCTTTGGTAAGAATGGTGTCTCAAAAATGATTATGAAAACAATGATGCCTTTGATAAATTCAGAATTACAAAGATTGTTAGAGGATAGTTCACACTTTAGATTAGAAATTAGAATCAATGATAAGAATGAGGTTGAGTTCATTATGATTGACAATAATACACAAGTTGAAAAATTAATGGTTTCAGGTTCAGGATATGAAAGAACTATTGCTTCATTAGCGTTAAGAGCTGTATTAAGTAAAATTTGTTCATTACCAAAACCAAATATCATTGTGTTTGATGAGGTATTTGGTAAGATTTCTAATGATAATTTAGATATGGTTTCTGAATTCTTTACAAAGATTAAAGAATATTTTGAAAAGATTTTTGTAATAACTCACAACCCATTAGTAACCAATTGGTCGGATAATATCATTAGAATTAAAAAAATTGATAATATTAGTTTTGTAACTCAGTAATTTAGTTTATATTAGCAAAAAATATATTATGAAGTACATCTTATTCTTGTTTGGTAAAAGTGATAACCAAGAAGTTTTTGTAGAGAAAATTGCAAAGTTTCTGAGTGATTCAATGAGTAGTGATTCAGTTAGATTTTATTTTGGTGATACTGCCGCTGTGTTTACGTTTGATACAGATTTAAATTTAAAAAATGTTACATCTAACCTTGATGAATTATTTAATAACCCTGAAATAATTTATTTCCTTTTACCATACAGGACTGACAATTTGTCAGTAAAACTTGACTCTATCACAAAAACTCACCTATTTGGCACTGATGATGATATTATTACAGATAATGAATTTTTGAAAATTCTTAAAGATAGAATTGAAAAAAATCTTATATTTGACGAAGAAGAAGATGAAGACGATGACCTTTGTTTGACTAACAAAGTAAAAGAACTGTCACTTGATAATATTTTAGATAAAATATCTAACAGTGGTTTATCTTCTTTAAGTGAATATGAAAAAAACCTTTTAAACGAATACTCAAAATAAAAATATGAAACAAAAAAACTCATCAATACCAATCAACCAAGAAGAAATTCAACATTACTTAAAAGATATTCGTAGAATAAAAGTAATGACCGCTGAACGTGAGAAAGAATTGTCTAAACTAATAATGGATGGTGACATTTCAGAAAAAGAAAGAGAAAAAATTAATAAAGAACTCTTAGAGGGTAATTTAAGATTTGTAATAACAGTTGCTAAACAATACCAAAATCAGGGTTTGGACTTTCCTGATTTGATTGCTGAAGGTAATTTAGGACTAATGAAAGCTATTAAAAACTTTGATTGGTCAAAAAATCTACGTTTTATATCATATGCGGTATGGTGGGTTAAACAATCAATTTTACAATCTTTAAATGACAACGCTCGTACTATACGACTACCGGTTAACGTAGTACAAGATTTACAAAGAGCTAAAAAACAAGTTGAAAATAATGGGGCTAAGTTAGATGACAAATTTGAAAATTTACCATCTATTATTGACTTGGATATGCATATCAATGAGGAAGGTGATACATTAGTGGATATTATTAAAAATGAAGATGCTGATATGCCTGATGCGATTTTTAGTAATGATGGAGTATTAAAATCACAACTAATGTCAATCCTTGGCATTTTAGATGAAAGAGAAAAGGTAATTATACAAGATTATTTCGGTATCTCAGGGACACCAAGAACATTAGAAGATATTGGTGGTGACTTTAATCTTACAAAAGAAAGAGTTAGACAAATTAAAGAAAAGGCATTACGAAAATTAAGGAACGAGAGTTCGGTTTTATTCGACTACTTGTAGAAAAAATAAAAACCTTCTATTTATTATGATAGAGGGTTTTTTATTTTATTAAAAAAAAATTATTATGAAAAATTTTATTGAGTTAGTAAAAAAATATAAATTATATATTTTATCCGTATTATTTGTGATTTTCTTTTTTAGGTCATGTAGTAAATCGGGGCAAGTGAAAAAACTTGAAAAGTTAGAAGTTAAAAAAGAAAAAGTAATTGATAGTTTAGACAATGTGATTAAGAGTCATGAGTATACTATTAATAATGTTTCAGAAGTTATCAGGTTGGAAAAGATAAAAGTTCACACTGATTATGATAACTACATTTCAAGTAAAGATAGAGGGGAACAACTTATGGAACTACATATGTTGGTTAAACAAAACATTAAAGATTTAGATAAATGAAAAAAATTTGGGAGTGGATAAAAAATAATCCAAATAGGACTATGTTTTTAGTTCCTATTTTTTTAGTTGCGGGAATATCTATTTCACACGTTGTTTCTTGGTATGATATTGCAAACCCTTTTAGTTGGGCAGTTTATTTGTCAATAGCTATTGAGATTGGTGCTATGACCGCTTTGGTTGCTGCGACTAATAAAATTAAAGGTGGTGTTTGGTTTATGTTTGGACTCATAACATTAATTCAAATGATAGGTAATGTCTTTTTCTCGTATAAAGAAATTGATGCCAATAGTGATTTATTTAAATCTTGGGTTGAGTTAACAGGACCTTTATTTGAAGGTTTAGGTTCTGACCCATCAGATATTATATCACAGAAAAGATGGTTAGCATTTTTAGAAGGTGGATTACTTCCAATCATTTCCTTAACATCGTTACATTTTTTCACAAAATATGAAAGTAGTGAAAAAGAAGTAGAAGTTAAAATTAAAAAGGATGAGAGTCATATTGAAGATGTTAAATTAAAAATACGACAAGACGAACAACAACAAGTAGAAATTGTTCATCTCTTCCAAGAAGAAGTAAGTAACCAAGTACCCACCAAGTACCCACCAAGTACCCACCAAGTAACCGACCAAGTAACCGACCAAGTAACTGTACATGATGAGGTAACAGAAACTTTTGATATTGACGAATCTAATATACAGGAAGAAAAAAACGAAAACGATAAAAAAAGAATAGTGTATTCTAAAACTGTTTAATTTTTAATGGTTGATGAATGAAATCATTAAATATGGTAAATTTAAACCGACAGGTAAACAAAAAAAGAAAAGTCAAATAATTCTTGTTCATACTGGAAGACCCATTGAATCTTACTTACTAGGTTTAAAGTATAGATTCAATGGGAAGTATCAAAAAATCCCAAATTATATAATCGGTAGAGATGGTAAAATATTAGAATTATTATCTAATACTGAGTATTCTAATATTTTTAATTCATCGGATATAAACCGTAATTCAATAGTCATATCATTAGAAAATTTAGGTTGGTTACATAAAGAACCTTTAAATGATTATTACGTTAACTGGATTGGAGATATTTATAAAGGAGATGTATTCGAAAGAAAGTGGAGAGATTATTTTTTTTGGCAACCGTATACAACAATACAAGTAGAAAATACTGCAAAACTTTGTAAGATGTTGTTTAATGAAGTACCAATTGAAAATAATGTTTTGGGTCATAACACCAAAATAAGTGGGGTTGAGAAGTACAGAGGAATAGTGAGTAGGAGTAATTTCGGAATTGAATTCACAGATGTGAGTCCAGCATTTAACTTTGAGATATTTTTAAAAAACATAGAAAATGAATAACAAACATGATGAAATAAAAAATTTATTGAAGGCTTCAAGAGACATGTTTTCTAAGCCAATAAATGAAGAACAAGTAAAAAATATTAGACAAAAATATTCATTACTTACTGAAGAAGAATATGAGACCGGTGCTTCTGTTGTTGATAAAATAAACATTACAAAATCTGTTGATGACAGAATAGATGATGATGTTAAATCAAAAAAAGACAAAACTCAAGGTTACAGAATTTCTGGCGGTATTTTAGTTTTACACGGTAAAGAACAATCTGAGTTAGAGTTAACTACAGATGAAAAAAATGCGTTCCAAGAAACAATGGATGAGTTTGTCGCTGAAGTATCTGATTTAGTAGATTTCAATAAACTAAATGTTTATACAAATAATGTTGAATGGTCGGGTAAAATAATTGATTTTGACATTGATTTCTTCTTCTCAATAGGTGAAGAAAATGGTATGTATATTAATGGAGAAATGATTAAAACTGACGAATCGTTTTTAGAATTACTTACTAAATTAAAAACTTTTTATCAGAAGTTTAAATCTAAATGGGCTAAGGTATTAGCATCAAGGAAAAAAACTAAAAAAGAAGATGAAGAATAATAGTATAGTTAGTATTTTATTTTTAATCATAATTGGATTGTTTGTATATGATATCATTACAACAAATAAAATAAAAACTGATGTTGAAAAATATCAAACTTCAATAGATAGTATCCAAACAAAAATTGACTCAGTATCATTACTTAACAAAGAATTGGATAATAAATTAGCAGAGCTTGATACAAATATCACAGAAATTACTCAAGAAATTGAATTGGTTGATAACAACATAAACGTTATAAAAAACAAAACAAATGAAAAAGTTGATATTGTTGACCATTATGACAACGCTGAGCTTAATCAGTTTTTCACAGGTAGATACGGGAATTAAAGACACTACAAAAGTTATTATCAGTTCTCAAGTTGCCAGAAAGATTGCTAAAGATTTAGTTAGACTGGATGGATGTGTTCAAGAAAACCAAGAATTGTATTCTAAAATATCATTGGTTGAAGATAGAGAAAAACAAAAAGATGGTAAGATTGAAATTTTAACTGAAAAAGATAAAAACAATCAAATAATTATTGGTGAAAAAGACAAACAAATTGGGTTGTATGTTAATATGACTGAAGATTTACAAAATGAGATTAAAACCACAAATGATAAATTTGTATGGTGGAGACGAGGAACAATCGCCAGTGGTGGTGTTATAATTTTACTTTTAATCTTTGCATTATAATGGCATTTACTGATAGTGATAAAAAACAAATAGAGACCATTGTCCGTAAAGAAATTAAAGATTTTATGGGTAGTAATACCATAAAACAATTTGAAGATAAACTTTTAGATATGGTTGCTAAAGAAATTAAAAAAGGTAAATTAGAGGGGGATGTTAAAGATATTGTGGTAAGGATTTTTAGAGAGTTTTACAATTTTATGTGGACTCAAAGAGGATATTGGGAACCAAGAATTAAAAACGCGTAAGTATGAAATTAAAAGAAAATTTAACCGATGATTTTAAACAAAAAGTTGGTAGTTATATTATGGGACAAAAAGAAATATCATCAAATCCTGAAGGTTCTATAACTGGTTTTCAAACGATAAATAAACTGAATAATGAATTAACAGAAAAAAAAATGAAAAACAAACCAATTAACAAGGGGTTTAAAAAAAGTAATGTTACTGATTTAGTTGGTAAAGGTAAAATGGATTTACCGATTGGTAAATTATATTCATTTGGTAAATCTCAGACTAATGAAGATAAAAGGGCTAAAGAACAATTTAAATTAGATTTAAAGAACGACCCTGATTTCCAAGATGTTAAAAAAGATTCTGGAGAATTCGGAACTCCAAATGTATCACTTAACGACCCATTTATTAAAAAGAAAAAATATAAACATATCCCTAAAATTGAAGAATTAGATGAGGGATGGTCTGAAAAATATAAAAAAAGTATAGATTGTAAAAACCCAAAAGGATTTTCACAGAAAGCACATTGTGAAGGAAGAAAAAAGAAAGGAGAACAAAGTGAAGCTACGGGTAGTGGTTCTGCTGGAGGTTTTATGGCACCTGTAGGATTTGACCCTAATAGTGATTTTGTAAAAAGAAGTTTTTCAGAAAAACCTAAAAAGGTTGAAACAAAAGAAGCGACAGGTACTGGGTCATCAGGTTCATATGAAACTACTGGAGCTTGGGCTAAATCTACAAAGAAAAAAGATTGGAGAGGTGCCTCTAAAACACAGATACCTGGTGGTAAATTTGTTCAGGTTAAGAAAAAATGTAAAAAGTTTCCATATTGTAATCAAGGTGATATCAACGCATTGAACATTTGGGAAAATGAAACTTTAAAAAAAGTTATATCTAATGTGAGTCAAAAATACAATATAAGTGAAAATGTTGTAAAAAATATTATAGCTTACGAATATGATTTGATTAAAAGATAAAATAATAGATATTTATAAAGAAAAAAAATGAAAAACTCTAAAGACAAATACATCAACTCATTAGTTTCAAAATTAATTAACGAAACTTTAAATGGTAAGGCGGACAGTTTAGTATCAAAAATTAAATCAAGTATGGAAGAAGAGATGGGTGGTATGGAAGATTCACATCCTCGTTTTGGTAATCTTAACTTTTCTGACTACACAAGTGATGAGATTAAAAGTATGTTAAGAAAACCAATGATTGAACCAACAGATATTACAGTTGACGATGACGAAGGGTATGATGATGAAGACGATATGATGTATGTACCAAAAAGAAGAAAAACTAGTTTTGAAGATGAAGAAGAAGAAGAATATGATTCTTATGAAAATATGTATGAAGAATTAGAAGAAGGTATGAGTATGGCATGTGAGTCATGTGGTGGAAATTTATCTGAAGGTGAATGTACTGAATGTGGATGGTCTAAAGACTCAATGGAAGAAGAATATAGTAAAGAAACTAAATTCAGACCTGCAGGGTCTTCATTTGACTATGTTCAAGAAGAAGATATGGAAGATGAAGAGGGTATAGACCAAGATATGTCTTCAGCTTATGAAGAAAGAGTATCAAGATTTTGTGACACTGAAGGTGAAGATTATAATGAAGAATCTTGTAACTACTTGAAGAATGATTTCTTAACTGAAGAAATGAAAGAAGCTCTTCATGGTAAACAAAGAAAATTGGATAAGAACAAAAATAATAAGATTGATTCTGAAGATTTCAAAATGATGAGAAAAGGCAAGAAAGAAACAAAAGAAAGTAGTAAACCTGACTTCTTAGATTTAGATAAAGATGGTAATAAAAAAGAATCTATGAAGTCGGCGGCTAAAGATGTTAAATCAAAGGTTGCGGAATCATTACAGTTAACTGAAGATGAGTTAGTGTCTTTAATTGAAAAAATCATTAAAGAAGATAAAAAAACAAATTTTAAAAAATCTAACACAAAAGGTTTGGATGTTTATCAAAAGGCTCATACAGGTTCTGGTAAAGAAAATAATGAATATTTGAAATCTGTTACTAAAAAAATGAAAGAATATCTAAAAGACGGTTCTAAAGGTCAATACGATACAAATCCTGAAATATTCCCTAAAGGTAATGGAGAATTGGCTAAAATGTCTAAAAAGGCTTATCATGTCTCTAAAGACGGTGAAGAATTTTTAGATGATTATATGAGACCTGGTATGGAGAATCTTGATTATGATGAGGTACATCCTAACGAAGATTGGATGAAAGATAATATTGAGGGGTCATCAAGAACAGGTAATAATCCTAGTTGGGGAAATGCTGAAGAAACAGATTTAGGTGCAAAACTTAATAAAAAACGAAAAGAAAATAAATTTGCTAAAGCTAGAAGAATGGCTGCAAATAAATCAGCTCAACCTGTTGTTAGTGATAAACCAGGTCAAGAGTCAGGAAAGGGGTTAAATATTAAACTTGAATCGACTGAAAACAAAAAAAATGAATTGTTATCTGAAGAGTTTAACAGAATGAAAAATTTGATGGGTTACGACAGAAAAACCCAATAATTTACAAATTCATAAAATAAATTATAATTCTCCATAGGACATCTTATGGAGAATTTTTTTAATTATATAACCCAACCCGTTAAACCTGAAGACGTTGAAAAATGGTTTAAGGGTAATAACATCTTAAACGAAAAATTGGAATTATTTTCTGATTTTTCACATTCTTTAAATTTATTGATAGTTGAGACATATTTGGGTCAACAGGATTCTCCAAATGAAACAAAAATCCTAATGTCGGATGATGATAATAGTAAACATTTTGAATGGTGTTGGGATAAAACAGTTAATAATTTTCTTAAAGAAGATTTAAATTTTAAAAACAGAGGAGAGCACTTTGATTATTTCAAGTCATTCTTTGATGAAATCTTTTATACTCAAAAAGACGAAAAGATAAGAAAATCAATTACTAATTTCTTTACAGATTTATTTGATATAAATAAACCATTCACAAAATCTGATTTGGATATGGTCTTAACAATTTATAAAATTTTAGATAAACATTTAAGTAAAAAATCTTGATTTTTATTTACTACGGATTAAAAAAACTTACAATTATATTGTTACAATAAACATAAATTTTTATTATAATGGAAACGTTAGAACAAATCAAAACATTGACCGAAGAACTTTCAGTAGACGCTACAAAATTCTTCAAAGGAAATAAAAGTGCAGGGACTAGAGCGAGAAAAATTGCTCAAGACCTAAAGTCACTTTTACAAACTTTGAGAAATGAAATTTTGGACGAAAGGAAAAAAGATGAAAATGCTTAATATAGATAATATTTTTATATTCGTCTTTATTTTTTCAACACTGTATGTTATACGGACAGGGTTTAAATTTATAAGAGCCCTATTACAAAATCCACCATCAAAATTGGTGATTAGTAGTAGGGAACTTATATTTTTTGGTATATTTCTATCATACATTATTACATATTTAATTAACTAATATGAGTTTATTTAAAGAATTTTCGCAACTATTACCATATCTACAGTCAGTAAGAAAACTTGAAAAATATTTGAGTTTTGATGTACAATTTCCAAAAACATGGAAAATACTAAAAAAGTATGTTAACGAAGAAAAAGTATTACAACAAGAAAGTAAAAACACTGAAGAAAGATTGTTTTCATTTATTAGTGAAATAAATGAAGATGTTGTTAATCTAACTATTGATAATATCAAAAATATTATTTCTTACAATTTAGAACTTGAAATGAAAGAAAAATTGTTTGATGATAAAGTTAATGAATTAAAAAATATTTTTGAAAAACAGAATTTAAATTCATTGAAAAATTTACAGTTCCAAATCCCAAAAAATAAAATTAAACTTAGTGATGATGAAGAACCAATCCAATCTGAAGTGGTATCAGAGTGAACTTAACAAAGACAAAAAAGAGTTAGATAAACAAAAATTAAAGTTTATCAATGAGATTAAAAAACTCAAAAAAGACGATATCGTCCCTAAGGCAGATAAAAAAATAAGTATATGGCGGAGAATACTCAAGGTGTTAGCAATTTAGTTGAAAAAATGGCATTATTTACGGACGCTATTGATGATATGTTCCCAAATGGTAAAAAAATCGTTTTGATAGAACTATCAAATCATGATTTTACTGCAACAAAATTAAATTTTGGTAATAATGATTTTGATACAAATCAATTTAGAGTTGATATATCAGGACTTGAATTTGTGTTTATTCGGGATGGGTTGTTGAATGTCTAAGTAAATAATTTTTAGGAAACCCTTTATCTACTAAAAGATTATACAGATATTTTCTTTGAGTAGTTGAAGTATCTTTAACTATTAAACAATTTTGTTTATTGTTATCCATCAAATATTGTGTTAAAACATCAATAAATCTTTCGGAGTCAGAAATGGTTTTAAAAGTGAATAGATTAAAATCGTCATCATTTTGTACGATAATTTTATTATTTAATTTAGATATTAGTGTAAGACCTGATTCAGATAAATATAATTTTATAAACTGATGGGTTGTTATTTTTTCTTTTGTTTGGTAATTAACAAAAGTTTCTTCAATATTATAGTTTAAAATTTTGGTAATTGTAAAATTATCATCATCCAATTCAACTTTAATCTGTCTACCTATTTCATCCTTTAAGAATATGGGTAAAAATGTCCCTGAAGTTTTTTCTAAAATTGATAATTCATAATTAGAATGTTGACCAGCTTCAACTTTTTTAGGGAATATAACTGAATCACTTTCAACCATAAGTGTTTCAAAAAAAGTTTTTGCTTTTTTATGTGTTTTAAACTTATTGATTATTTTCTTTTTTACCTTATTTTTGAATAATACTATTTGAAAATTATAATCCATTACAAAAAAATAAAATTTATAAATATTAAGTAAATGAACGAATCAAGTTTCTACGATGTTTTAGGTGTTAACGAAAACGCGACTGCTGATGATATAAAAAAAAGTTACAGAAAATTAGCTGTTGAACATCATCCTGATAAAGGTGGTGATGAAGAAAAATTCAAAAGAATTTCTGAAGCTTATGATGTTTTGGGTGATGAAGAGAAAAGAAAAAAATATGACCACCAAAAAAACAACCCATTCTCAAATATGGGAGGTGGTGGTTTTAATCCATTTGAAGATTTATTTAATAGTTTTAATCAAGGTCAAAGAAGACAAACTGTTCCTGATAAAGTTATTGATTTAGAATTAACTGTTGTTGAATCATATCATGGTTCTGACAAAACAATAAACTATTCTAGAAAACATTCATGTAAATCATGTTCATCAACTGGTGGTGAACGTAATACATGTCAAAGGTGTCAAGGGCATGGTTTTATAACCATGAGAGTGGGTAATGGTATGTTTGTTCAAATGGTGAGACAAGCGTGTGATGTGTGTAATGGTGAAGGGTCTCAGCTCATTAAAAAATGTAATACTTGTCATGGAAATGGAACCGTTTCTGAATTTGAAACAATATCTGTTAATATTCCATCAGGTGCTGACGAAGGTCAATTTTTTAAATTACAAGGTAAAGGTGATTTTCATAAAGGAATTTATGGTAATTTGATTTTAAAAATTAAAATGGTATCAGTTAATAATTTTGAAAAATCTCTAAACGATTTAATTTATAATGCTTATTTGAATTTAGAAGAAATACAAAGAGATGTTATTACAATACCTCATCCTGACGGTGACGTTACTGTTAACTTACCAAAAGTGTTTGATACGTCAAAACCATTAAGATTGAAATCAAAAGGGTTTAAAAGTACACCGAATGGTGATTTGTACGTTAAGATGTTTGTGAAATTTGAAAGGTAAAATTAAAATAGTGAAATTATTTTCTCAACAATTTTAATGGTACCGTAGATACATGTTCCGAATACATACGCTCCAAAAATTATAATCCAATAATTTTTTTGTATCATTTCTGTCGGTGACTTTTTATTGCAAGTGTTACATTTTTTAGGTTTCTTTTCCATGATTTTCTTTTAAAAATATTAATTTATTTTTTTTAAATATCAATGTTATTTATATGTATGGAATTGTTACGTTCATTAAAAAGTTTATTAATTGAAAAAAAGATTGCTGAATTACAGGATATGTTGTATATCACATATTCAATTCAACATACTGATGAGAGTAAACATGGTCAATTTAGAAAAAGAAGACATGAAAGAGAAGAAGGTGGTCAAAGAATTACCGATTATGATATACTAGAACTTTGTAAAAGAGCTAAAAGTGATATCACTCAATATATTGTGATTGGTGAAATAATGGATGGAGTTAGATTTATAGTAACTCAGAAAGATTCACCTTATTTAAATCTTGTTATTGCACCTGTAGAAAATAGTCCGTATGACTGGACTTTAACGGTTGTTACAGTTATGAATAATGAGTATTTTAAAATTGGTTCAAACCAATTACAAATAGTTGTTTAAAGAAAAACCCCCGATGTATTCTAACAACGAGGGTTTAAACTTTTTCACTCTATGAGTTGAGGCTTCCGCCCCTGAACATCTTCGTGGTTCAGTTCCGCCGAGTTGTGTGGGTAATCTCGGTTCAACCCCTTAATCCAATTGTGACTACAAATATAAATAGAATATTCCGAATAAAAAAATAAAATTTAAACTTTTTTTGATATATCTTTGTCTTATGAAACAGGAAACACTACCACTTAATCTTCGTCACGTTGCTCAAATTGTGAGACGGAATATGATTACAAAGGTTACTCCGTCAGGTAAAGAGTATTCCCGTAAAAAACTTAAGAAGGTTGATATTTTTTCGGAGTAGTATTTAGTTTTTGACGCACTTTAATATATTTATAATATGGGGAGACCTAAAAAAGAAGATAAAGATAAAAAAGTTAAATACGGTATCAGTATTGACAAATATCTTTTTGAAAAAATTAAACAAGAAAATATAAGTGTGTCCAAGTTCATACAGAATTTGGTGAAAGAATATTATGAGAAAATTGACTGAAATTGATTGTACTAATATTTGTGATGACTATTTGATTGGTCTATCTTATAATTTATTATCTGAAAAATATAATATTTGTACTTGGAGTATTGGAAATGTTTTAAAGAAAAATAATATTAAACCTAGAATCCGTAAACATAATTGTAATGAAGATTATTTTGAAAAAATTGATAGTAATAAAAAAGCGTATTGGTTAGGTTTATTATTTGCCGACGGATATGTTAGAAAACGAAAACAATTTAATGGTAAACATAAACAAGGTGGTACTGTTGGGATATCGTTAAAAAATGGTGATGAATATTTATTAGAAAAACTAATTATTGATTTGGAGTCAACATATAAACTTAGTAAACAAATTAAAGATGAATTTTTAAGTTATAAGTTAGAAGTTAATAGTTCCAAAATGGCCGATGATTTGATTAATTTAGGATGTGTTCCAAATAAAAGTTTAAAATTATTACCACCTATTTTAACTGAAGAATTTATTCCTCATTTTATTAGAGGGTATTTTGATGGGGATGGTTCTATTGGTAAATATAATGAAAGGATTAAATTTAGTTTATTGGGAACAAACGATTTGTTAATATGGATTTTAAATTTTTTCAAAAATAAAGGGATGAGGACAACCCCTAAAATTAGTAAAAAGAAAAATATCTATACGTTTCAGGTAAACTCAAAATCTGATATTGAGTTAATTGAAAATATTTTGTATACTTCATCTAATGATTATTACCTAAAAAGAAAAAAAGAAAAATTTAAATAATATGTGTGTATCCTATATAGGGGGAAAATCTAAAATTGCTCCACAATTAATAATTCCAAATATCCCAAGAGATATTGAAACATTTGTTGAACCTTTTAGTGGTCAATTTTGGACATTTTTTAAAATGAAATTGGAAGATTACCCAAATCTTAAAACAGTAGTTTATAATGATTTTAACCCCTTAAATTATAATATGTATAGATGTCTACAAAACCACAAAAAACTTCTTGAAGAGTGTGAAAGGTTGGTAGTACAACAAAAAGATGTGTATCCGACAGACCCAATCTGTAAAGATAATTTCAATAAGTTTCAAACAGAAATTTATTCAAAAGATTTGATTCTTGGTGATGAACCAAACTATGAAATTGCCGCTAAATATGTTTATGTATTAACCCAAGTATTTTCAGGTGCTAATCCCGAAAAATCAAAGTTTATTGATTTAAAGGGTAAATATCATTCCAAATTTACATCATTTAAGAATAAATTAAAAAATGAAAAATGGCAAAAAATGTTTGAAAGAATTAATGTTGTTGAAAACATGGACTTTCAGGAAGTGATTGAAAAATATGATGGCCCTAACACTTATTTTTATACTGACCCACCTTATTATATTGTTGGTGAGGGTGACTATTACTCAAACCACGATTTTGATAGAGATGACCATGAAAGATTAGCAAACGTGTTGAAAAATATACAAGGAAAGTTTTCGTTATCTTATTATGATTTTGTACTTTTGCAAGAGTGGTTTCCAAAGGAAGAATATAAATGGGAGAAGAAAGAATTTGCTAAAGCCGCAGCGGCAAAGAAAGGAAAGACCCAAAATATGGGTGAGGAGTTATTAATTATGAATTATTTTTAATTTTTTTGATATTTATAAAGAAAAAACAATGAGAGGATTTACACAACTTTTATCAAATTTAATTTTAGAAAACTCAAGATTTCAAATTTTATATGACAAATTAGTTAAACCATCGGCTAAACCTGCTCAAGGTGCTGAAGGTAGAAGAGCTAAAGGTATTATGGATTTTGAAACTTTAAAGGCGATTATATTTGCTGACCCTACGACAAGAATACCTGAAGGATTGGGTGATATTGATGAAATCAGTATTCAGGATATGGATAAAGTTAAAGTTGGTAAGTATACTCAGTGGTTACTGAAAAATTTTGTATCGGCACCAATGACTGGTGAAGAAGGTGAAATTGAAAAAGATAATCCGGAGTATAAAAGAAGATTTCAAGAATACCAACGTCTTTTCTTGGAAGACCTTCATAAAACAACTGATGATTTAAAAAAATACGAAAGATTTAAAAATCAATTACCTCAAGATAAGAGGGATATTAATAAAATCACAGTTAGTGAATTATTTGATTTAGTTAAAGATTTTAAACTTGAAAAAGTTAAAGCGTCTAAAGAGGAAAAAGAAAACGCTAAAATTTCTTATGAATATCCTGGTAGTGAAATTATTTTCAGAGGTCCAAAGTGGACTTTGATTAAAATTGAAGATAAAAGTGAATTAGGAAAAAATGCGGCAATATTCTTTGGAGGTTATCAAGATGGTGATAACGATGAATCAAGATGGTGTACTTCAGGACCTGGATTGACGTTCTTCAATGGTTATATTAAAGACGGTCCTCTTTATGTTGTGTTACCAAATGATGATAATGGACAAGTTGGAAAAAGAACTGGATTACCTAAAGAAAGATATCAATTCCATTTCCCATCAAGTCAATTTATGGATAGAGAAGATAGACATGTAAATTTGACTGAACTTTTAAATGGACCGATGAATGAACTTAAAGAAAGTTTTAAACCTGAATTCGCTAAAGGATTGGTTACTAAAGGTGGTGATAAAGTTGAAATTAACTATCCTAACGATTCGGCAGGTAAATTTGTCGCTCTTTATGGATTTGATGAACTTTTTGAATCTATGCCAAAAACGATACAACATTTGTTAATTAACAATAAATCTAAAGAAAATATTGCGATAGACGTTCCTGAAAGTTTGGGTCAGTTTACTAACTTACAAGCATTGATGTTACAAAATATTGTTAGAACTTTACCTGAGTCAATCGGTAACTTGAAAGGACTTAATTTCTTAGCGTTACCATCTAACTCTAATCTACAGAGTTTACCGGCATCTATTGTTAATTTAGAGAATTTAGCATTTATAAATTTGAAGGATAGTAACCCAAATATTGAAATACCTGATGTGTTGAAAGAAAAATTAAGTGATGAGGGTGGTGGATTTTATTATGTGATTTAATTTTGTTATTTTTGTAAAAAATAATATTATGAAATACATTGAAGTTGACATTTATATGAACCAATTGGTTTCTTTCTTTGAAAAGAATCCTAATGATTTAATATCATTAATTGGGGAACTTCAAAAAGATGATTTTTACAAAAAGGTTAAAGAAACTTGTATTAAAAATTTTAAAGAAAACGGTGAAGTTATTCCGACACAAAAACAACTAATAGATATTGTTGTTGAGTTGAAGCAAGGACCGGTATCAACATACGAAATGAAATCCATTAATCAGGCATTCCAAAAAACAAAATTTGGAATTTTATGTCTAAATTAATTTTGAAAATCTAAAAAAAAATCTTATTTTTGTGGGACATAGAGTCCCATTTTTTATGACCACAATTTTTGAAAAAATTTACCGAAACTATTATACTTCATTGTACCATAATTACAGTAGTATTGATACTGTATTACCTCTCACTCCGTATAGGTTAAAATCTTCATGGACATTAAATAAAGAAGATAATACAGAAGAAGCGTTTGAAAAAAATTATGGTAATCTGTGTTCAGAAGTTTTATTAAAAAGAATTATCATCAAGTTAGAAAAAAATGATGATAAGATTTCTATGAAGTTATTTTACTACGTAAACTCAAGAAGAGTTGGGAAAAAATTCTTCAGGAAAAGTACAATGTGTAAGTATGTGACCTATAACTTAAAAACTAATATCTTATATCATGGTGAAATTACAAACTATCACCTTAAAAGAAAGTGTTACAAAAAAGTAAGAACATCTAATTTTAGTGATTCCCCCATCCAAAAATTCATAGGTTTTTTTAATACTTTAACTTACGGTTTGGCGGAATATAATCTGTTCACTAAAGATGATATTTTCAATCTTTTTAATTTATTCCTACAGAACATACCAGGATTAGAGAATTATATGAATATTAATAGTCAGGACCGTCTATATAAATTTATTTTAGATAAAAGAGGGGTTAAACTACCAAACAACTGGTTATCGTTTAAAGATTCTCCAATACAGCCTAAAAAAGTTGACTATAAAAAAAACGATTTCAAATACATTGATGCCCTAATGAATATACATAACTTGAGTGGGGATAAAATAAGAAGGGTACTACATCAGGTTAATAGTTTTAATATTAATACTTGGAATTCAGTAGCTTCTCTTTTTGGATTAGATTATTTGAAAACTAAAAATGATAATTTTATAAAAGAAATTTTTGAAACAAGTTATTTCCAACATTCTGAATATTTTTTACCTGAACTTTTTACTAAAAAAGAACTGGATAATTCTTTTGAAATTTTCAAACAATCTCTACTTGGTGACATTGACCCTTTCACATTTTTTGACCACATAAGATTTTATGTTAAATTAAAAGGATATGGTGAAAAAATTAAATGGAGTAGTAGAACATATACTGAATTTAATGAAGAACATTTAATTTGGTCAGATTTATACTCATCTTATACTAAAGGAAAATTAAAAAGAATTTATGGTCAAAGTTTTATTGATTTGTTTGATACCAAAATTGTATTAGATGATAAATATTTCCCTGTCATTTTACTAACTTCAACGGACTATAATAATGAATCTGCGGTACAATCCAATTGTGTTAGAACCTATGTTGACCGAGCAGCATCAGTAATCATATCTTTGAGAAAAGGTTCTAATACATCAGATGTTAGAGCAAGTATTGAATACTTAATTAATACTGATGATAACGAAAAAATTAAATTGAAAAGGATTCAGACGTTAGGTAAATATAATTACCATTTAGATACAACTTGGAATGAACCAATCAAGATGTTAGATAAAATGATTTCTAATTATTTAAAAATTAAAGTTTTTGATTTACCAAAGTTAGAAAAGGAAACTAAAAAAGGGATTTCCATATTTAATTCTGAGTTTGTAACTACGAATGAATATGCGCCTGAAATGGGGTATTACTTAAAATGGGATAATAGTGATGTAAATAATAATTGCTTATTACCATACATTGATTTTTGATAGGAAAATATTAATTTTATATAATGAATCAAATACCTAAAAATTGTATAGAAAAATTTATTAAATCTTACAACAATTATCCATCAATTATAGAGTTAAAACTCAATAGTGAAGATATTGATAAGTTAATGAAGAATAAAACAGTTTTATGGTCTCATATGTCAATAATTGATAGTCCTATAGATATTTTATGTGATAAAAATCTTGTGGAAATTGATAGTAACGGTATTTATGTTTATATTGATAAACAATCCGATGATGAAAGTTTAGTTTATTTTTTGTTTCTACAAAACTATATTAATAATGTTAATTTTATCATCTCTAAACTAATAAAAAAAAATAATAATGGAATTAAACAGTGAAACATTTAACGAGAAGTTAAAAAGTGGTGAAAAAATGTTAGTGGAGTTTTGGGCTCCATGGTGTGGACCATGTCGTATATTAAAACCGACATTTGAAAAAGTTGCTAAAATTTTGGAGAGTGAAGATTATGGTGTTAATTTGTATACTTTAAACGTTGAAGAAAATAAAGAATTGTCGGCTAATCTAAAAATTAGAAGTATTCCTGTGATTAAATCTTTTAGTGCCGGTAATGAGGTTAACACTGAGGTTGGTGTTATACCTGAATCAAAAATTAGAGATTTAGCTAAAAATGTTTTAAATGGATAATATTGTTATTTTATTTACAATGGATGGTTGTCCTTTCTGTCAAATCATGAAAGACAAACTTAAAGAGTCTGATATAGAATATCATGAAAGAGATATTGATGAGAATGAAGAAGAATATTCTTTATTTTCAGAAGTAAGTGGAAGTGATTTTGTTCCGGCTTTTATGATAATAAGTGACCCTGAGACCACACCAAGTGCTAAGTTATTTGCACCTGAGAAAGATTTTTTTGATTTAGATGAAGGAGTAGAAATTATTAAGGAACATTTAAACAAAGGTTAATGAAATTAAGTTTTAAAAAGAATGGTGTGGTTAATGAACCATTAATCCATTGGTCTCTTGATGATGATAACATTGTTGTTATCTATCAAGGTAGTAGAGGGGGTAATCCTGAATTGGATTATATTATTAAGTATAAGTCACCTGGAAAAAGATTGAGAGCTCCTTCCCACACT